TACAGGTGCTAAAGAAGGTATTTTTTCAGGTAGAGATTTGTCTTTCTTAAATATATATGGTGTATCATCTTCATAATGTTCTCCATCGTCTACAAATTTAGATGGGAAAGTACATTTTCTAATTCTTCTCCAAGTACCATCATCATTGCTATCAATATCAAACAAGTTATTAGTACATACTACGAGCTTAAATTGAGGCTCGAAAATTTCTGATTCGGAATACAATCCTCTTGCTTGAATTGGGTCTCCACCAGTCAACTCTTTCATAATACCTTCATTCAGTTTAACTCCTTTAGAAGGCTCTTGCATAACAGCATAACGAACACCTTTCAGTTTTAATACTTCGTCTGAAGTTCCACCTATTTTTCCTCTAGCGTCGGTTACAAGTGTGATAGGAACAGTACCTTTATAATCACCTAGTGTAGCAGACATTAAATCAGCAAGTAATGATTTACCATTGGAACCACTACCATGATATACATTGAATGTTTGATTTTTATTTGTCCCAATTAAACAAGATGATAAATGGTCCCACATATATCTATTTAAATCAGGAATTGGGAACAATGTAGACATAAATTTTGTAATTTCTTCAGATGTTTTACTCCATTCAGAATTAGTGTCATCATATGGAACGTAATTTATTCTAGTTGTTTTTGTAATATAATCTTCTGGATATCCTTCTCTAAAAACTTTATTAACAAAATCTACTACCCCATTATTAAAACATAGTAAATATTTATTTGTATCCATATTTCTAACAAAATTTTCATCATAAAATATTTCAGCTGCTTCACGCATAATATGGTCTTTTTGCGTAGTCTGTTTCAAAGTGATTTTTATTTTTTGAAGTTGAGCGCATCTTTTCTTTAAAAATTCACGCCTTTCTTCTTGATCGGTATATTCCGTAATTTCTGATTCATATTGCTCTGATTTTTTACCAAATAAATTATACATTTCTTTTGAAATATTTTCTCGTAAACTAAGACCTTTATCTTGGACCCAGCGATGACCTTTGAATCTATACCAAATACCACGTTTTTCATAACTAACACAAACATATGTATCCTTATACATATGTCTTAAAACAACCGCAAAATCATACTCGGCACAAGTTTCCATAGCTTTTTCAACATAATAATCAACCGTTCTTTGCTTAATTTTTTCGTATTCACTGAAATTTTCTTTTTTGACCCAATACATAATCGAGCGTTTTGTAACTGTTTTGCCTTCAGTATTAGACTTGTGAAATTTTTTCCATTGTGAATATAAATCAGGGATAGTATTATAGTCAAAATCACTCGCTTTGCTTCTAAGCTGGACCCATGATAAGAATAAACGGTCGTCCGTATGTTTTAAAGCAAACGCTACTTGTATATTTTTATTATGAGATCCTGGTTCATAATAACATGGTGGAAGTGCTTGGGTGAATTCATGAGTTTCTCTAATTTCATATTCATCCGGTCTTAATTTTTTTAACATAATATCGATTGCCTTATTGAGAATGGTTTCGTCGTTTATATCATTAATCGATATATACTCTTCATTGTCATTATTATCCTCTTCATCAATAATTAAATTCATCTTAGTCTTACTCGATGGTTTTTTAATCCTAATATTTTTAGATTCACATCGCTTATTATATACCTCTATTATTTTTGGGTTCATTTCAAACTTAGGATGACCGTCATATTGGACGGATAATTTGGCAAAATCTTTCTTTAAATTAAATTCAGTGACCTTACGCTCGTCCATCATAAAATTTCCATCTGCGGCGTCGTATGTGATAACATAATGATGTGTAAATTCATATGCTTCGTTACCTGGTTTTCGTGACCCAAATAGCTGCCAATTTGTAGATCCTTTCGTAATTCCTTCATCTAGTACAGATTCCCAATTATTAATTAAAGGCAAATCACAATATTCCGGCAAGGTTGTAATCATTTTGTCACGAATCATGGTTTGGATAATATGGTCTACTTGAATCCCAATAATCATATGAATACCATCTTTTGTCAAAGAACCATCGGCTAATCTATTCACGTTTGGTTTTTCAAAAATATATACTGAAAACGATTTATTCTCTTCAAAAACAAAATACTCCTTAAGTTCATCTAAATAAAGACAAATCATATCCCTCACATGATCCCTTGAATGCTGTCTCTCAATAACACTGTGATTATATCTGAAATCAAAATCGACTGCCATTGGTCCGCCAGTTTCCAATTGTTTTTCTGTCAAATATTCCTTACATTTTCTTTCAAAAATATGATTGTAATATAAACCATAAAATATATCTAATTCTTCTCTCGGAATAATATAAGAACCAGGATAAATATTCAGTTCTTTATCAGGTATTCTTGTATGAGTACTACTTACAGTTCCTGTATTATTAATTACATTCTTAGCACTATGCTTTGCTAAAAATTCATTTAAATCTTTAAATTGAGAAGATGATGTCATTGTATAGTTCATTATTGATATAATATAATAAGATTTTTCTATTTCATTTTTTTTAAGAATGAATTTGTAAAATAAAATATAATTGATAAATTTAACTTAAAGAAAGTACCATTATTTATATTTTTAAAAATAGTTTAAACCTAATTTGATATCTATTATATGACAACTTTTATATCAAAAGAAACAGTAAATAGACTATTAAAAGACGTAAAACATATTATTAAAAATCCATTGATCGACCAAGGAATTTATTACACACATAGTGATACCGATATGTTAAAAGGATATGCTATGATTATAGGACCGTCTGAGACACCATATTTTGGAGGATTTTATTTTTTCGAATTCACTTACCCAAATGATTATCCTCATAGTCCGCCAAAAGTTAATTATTGTACTAATGGTAATGACATACGATTTAATCCGAATTTATATAAATGTGGAAAGGTGTGTATTTCTCTTCTCAATACTTGGCGGGGAGACCAGTGGACATCTTGCCAAACAATTTCAAGTGTTTTACTAACATTGTGTACTTTATTATGTAATGACCCACTTTTAAATGAACCCGGTGTTACTAAGGAACACCATGATATGAAAAGTTACAGTGAAATTATTGAATATTCAAATCTTGATGTGGCTGTTTGTGATATTGTAATGAAGAAAAAAGGAGTATATCAGTCATTTTTTGATATTTTTTATTCATCCATCAACGAAAACTTTAACAAAAATTACGATAAATTAGTCGAATTCGCACAAAAAAAATTAGCAGAATTGTGCGACCAAAATGTTACTTTTCAAACAGGGTTTTATAGAATGAATGTCACTGTCAATTATAATGATATGATATTAAAACTAAATGCTGCTAAAAAAATGGTAGAAATTGTATAATTTATTTACAAATAATAAAAAATTGAAATAATTATATAAATATATATTGTAATTATAATATATATAAAATGCATTTCTGCTCTAATTGTTCTAACATGTATTATATTCGTATAAACGCGGATGACCCTAACAAGCTCGTTTATTATTGTCGTAAATGTGGTAATGAAGACACAACATTAGCCGTAGCTGAAAATGTATGTGTATCTAAAACTCAAATTAAGAAGTCAGAACAATCATTCAATCATATTATTAATAAATATACAAAATTTGATCCTACATTACCTCGTATAAATAATATATTATGTCCGAATTCGGATTGTCTTACTAACACAGATGGAAAAGAAAGAGAAATTATTTATATTAGATATGATGACGTGAATATGAAATATGTGTATTTATGTTCTGAATGTGATACTACTTGGCAGATAAAAGAAAACTTGTAAATAAACATAAATTTTATTATTTTTTACTTTAAAAGAAAATTGAATTAATTATATTAAAAGTATCTTTAGTTAATATAATAATAATAATGAGTGATGAAAGCGATTATTATACCGATTCTACCAAAAGCGATGATGAAGATTTCACAGTTAAAAAAGTAGGTCCAAAAAAAAATGAACTAGTAAATGCTGCGAATAAATTTGGAAATTATATGGAAGATGACTCTGGTATAGAAGATTCTGATCCAGATGACGCAGACCAAGAAGATGATGACAACGATCAAAATGGTGGTGCTGATGATAATCCACATTATGATAACGACGATGATGACGGTTCTGAATTTAAAGGTAATGAAGAAGATGACAATGTTGAAGATCAAGATGAAGATGACGCAGAAGAAGATGGCGGCGATAGTGATATAGAAATTGATGAAGAAGGCGAAGTTGTCAATAAACAAGTAAAACCTACAAATCAAAAAAAAATAAGACCACTAATTATTACAGATAATGATGAGGACGATGATGACGAATATGAAGAAAATTATTTACAAAAATTCGATTATGAAATTAATAAAAATTATGTGGAAGAATTTCATCCAGAATGTTTAAATCATAATAGTGATGAAGTATCTAAACTAGCAAAGGTTATACGAGATGAAAACAATATAATAATCGATCCATTACATAAAACATTACCATATTTGACAAAATATGAAAAAGCCAGGGTTCTCGGTCAAAGGGCGAAGCAAATAGAAACAGGAGCAAAACCATTTGTTAAAGTACCTGATAATATTATTGATAGTTATGTAATTGCTGAGTTAGAGCTTAGAGAGAAAAAAATCCCATTTATTATTAAACGCCCCATTCCAGGAGGTGCGTTTGAATATTGGCATCTGAGGGATTTAGAAATTATAAACTTTTAATATAAAATAATTTATAACAACTTAAAATCATTACATTCATAAAATTATATAATGAACTATCGAACATCTAAAACTATTCTAGAATATATTTGGATTGGTGGAAAAAATGAAATCAGATCAAAAACTAAAGTAATTCCGTATTTTTTACCAAGCAATGACATTTATTTACTTGAATGGAACTATGATGGGTCATCTACTTGGCAAGCAGATAGCAATGGAGATACTGAAATTATATTAAAACCTTGTGCTATATTTAAAGATCCGTTTAGAGTTATTGAAGATGTCGCATGCTATCTTGTTTTATGTGAAACTTTTAAACCTAACGGTGAACCTACTGAAACGAACCATAGGTATCAGGCAGCTAAGTTTTTTGAAAATACTGAAGAAGAGCCATGGTTTGGTTTAGAGCAAGAATTTTTCTTTAGTCATGATAAAAATGAATTAAGTAGAAGTATGGAATCAATTCCTCGCGGTTATCATTATTGTGGGATTACGCAAAGACCACAAGAGAGAATTGTAATGGAACAACATCTACATATGTGTATTGAATCAGGGATTAAAATTTCAGGAATAAATGCTGAAGTAGAAAAAAATCAATGGGAATTTCAAATTGGACCTTGTGAAGGAATTGATGCGGGTGATCATATGATTGTTGCTCGTTATATATTAGAAAGATTAGCTGAGCGAATTGAAGCAACTATCGATTATCAACCAAAACCCATGTCAAACCGAAATGGGTCTGGTTGTCATATTAATTTCAGTACCTGTAGCAGTCGATGTGAAGATGGGATTGAAATTATTCATACCTATATTGAAAAATTATCAAAAAAACATTCAGAGCATATTAAGGTTTATGGTAAAGATAATCATTTAAGATTAACTGGTTTACATGAAACATCCAGATTTGATAAATTTAGTTGGGGCATAGGAACTCGTAATACATCCATAAGAATCCCAAATCAAGTATTTAAAGATAAATGCGGATATTTTGAAGACAGAAGACCGTCCGCAAATATAGACCCATATCAAGCTACTTGTCAGTTATTTAAAACGTGTTGTTTGGATGAAATTTATGTATAAATATTTTTTTGAAATTTTACATTTTAATTGTTTTTTGGTTAGTAATTTTTACACATCCTGGTGTTTTCGTTTTTTGAATATTTATAATTTCAGCGTAAACGATTTCAACGTTGTTCATACATGCTAATTTATTCGTATATTTTTTACATAATAAAGCACCTGCTTTTATGATATATTTTCTATCTTTTTTTGATATATCATTAGGAATAACGGCAACAACATGACAAGACGAAACACCGTGAGCATGGAACCATAAATCATCTGGTTTACCCTTATCTATAACATCAAAATTATCATTTTTATTTTGACCTATATAAAATGTAATATCTCTATCCAGTCCTTCAAGAAATATAACTTCTGTCTTCATTATGAATATTGTCTTAATTATAACGAAGAAATTTTATTCAATTTTTATAAAAAATAATTTATAATAATATATTAAATATATCTTATCAAATATTTATAATGTCTGATTCTAATTTGACAGAAAAAATGTCAGAAACAATAACAACTGCGTTTAAAAAAACAAAATTATTTGAAAAAATTGGGAAAATAGAATTTTATGTTGGCTCATTTATTATTATTTCATCCATTTTTACTTTAACCAATATGTATATGAATTATTCTAATATGAATAAAATAAAACATATTGAAAAAAAAATAGAAGGAAGTGAAAATAAATTAAAACATAATATTGAAATCAATCGTATGGAGAATTCGTTATGTAATCATAAAATTGTTAAATATCTGAAACATATAAAATCAGATTTGGATGATACGCAACAAAAAATTATGGAAAAAATAATGGAAATTAATATGCTTTTTCAAATTTCAAAAAAAGAACTTATATCCATAGGTACATCTATGTCAGATTTACCCAAAGTTAGATCAATAGATTCTATTGATGGTTGGAACGATAGTAATAATGAAGTTGAAAATATTAAAGAAATGGAAGATTTCAAAGTATTGGAAGATAATGAATTATTAAATGAATGTTATGACTCCATACCTCTTAATAATTTGAAGAAAAATACTTCTAGTTGGTTTATTTAAGAATATAAAAATAAATATATATATATTATTATGAAATGGTTTGAAGATATATATTTGTTTTTTCAATCTTTTTTTGAAAAATTAACTTTTAGAAGAAAACATCATGATTATGATTTTTTATATGATGATGAAAGCGGTCATACTGTTTATGAATATAATTTTCAACCGGTGAATGAAAATACTATGGAAAGATTATAATATGAACTGATTATAATATGAACCGATTATAATATAAAAATATTTTATATTAATTATAAATGAAGATAGCTTTATGTTTTATAATTAATTACGAACATATTTTAAACAAAGAAAATATTTGGCAGGAATGGATTGAACCGAATAAAGATATAATTAATGTTTATTTCTTCTATAAAGAGTTCAATAAAATAAAATCACCATGGATAAGAAATCATGCTATACCACAAAGATGTATTGTAGATACAAGCTATTATCATGTAATTCCAGCATATTTATCAGTTTTAAATTTTGCTTATAAACATGACGAACAGAATAAATGGTTTTCTTTATTAACTGACTCTTGTTGTCCTATTATATCTCCGAGACGATTTAGGTATTTATTTTATCAACATTATAATTCCAGTATATTTTCATGGAAACAAGCATGGTGGAATCCGTATTTTCATAAGAGGGGTAATTTAGCTAAATTACCTCAAGAATTATGGTTAGCTAATGACCCTTGGTTTATCCTCACCAAAGAGAACGTTCAACAAATATTTCATTTTGTTACAACACAGCATACAATAACTAAAACTATTTGTGATGGTGGTTTAGCTAATGAGTCGTTGTTTGCTATTATATTCAAATTTTATAAAGAACTTGAAACAAATTCTCATATAATTTGCGCATCCACTCATTTAGCTGATTGGAATAGGAGAAGTAGTACAACTAGTCCACATGTATTTAAAGATGCCGATGAAGAAGATATTAAGTTTATAGACAAAGAATTGGAGAGAAACAAATATACCATGTTTATAAGAAAGGTAGCACCCGAATTTCCCGATGAAATATTGAGATATTATATTTTAAATGATGTTGATAATAATTTACCTTTGATAGAACCGAGAGAAATGACATATAATAAATATATGTATATGATTAGAACCTATTTTTATTTTATACCAGTCATTATTTCTTTCTATATTTTATATACATTATGGTGTTTTATAGATAATATATTATCTGATCCGTAATTTGTCTGATCGTATAATCTAAAATATTCTTGTAAAACTAAAAATATTTATAAATATAAAAATAATTTTTGGTTGAATATAAGGAAATATTGATTTCTGTATTTTATTTTATAAAAATGAAAATTACATTACTATATGGGAGGTAGTAAATACTTTATAAAACAAAATAAATTAGTTTTTTTTTAACTTAAAAAATATTTATATATTATACTATGATACACATATGCACCAACTGTTATAAAACATTTAAAACTATCCAGCACTTAAATCAACATAAAAATAGAAAATTCAAATGTAAACCTTTTACAGAGACCAATTTAAATTTGTCTTCTATTCAATCGAAAACTCTTTCAGAAAATAAAAATAACAGTAATAAAACTGATAGTAACAATTTTGAAAATGGTGCGGTTAATGCTAATCATAGTTATTATGAATCAACTGATGACGAAGGCGGTTTGATATACACTAACAATATTTCGTCAAACGTTTCTCTTGTATCGGAAAGTAGTCAAAATTATTCGGTTGAAAATTTATCTGTTACAAATTTGTTAGAATTTGTAAATACACATAAAAAAATTTTAGAAGAAAAAAATAAATTAGAAAGCGCTTTGATTATTTTAAAAAAACAAGTTGACTTTTTGACTATGGAAAATACAGATTTAAAAAATAAAATACATGTTGTTAATGATTTTATTAGTAGTTATAAAAAATCGAACAATAATATTGATTTTAATAAAAAACCTTTTACTGTATAAATTTTAAATTTCTTTAAGCCAATAAGAATATTACCATTGAGGCGGTTTCATCATTTGGTACTGAACCAGCGGGATTATTTATATTGGCGGTTGGGTTATAAGAAGTATGATTGTATGTTTCTATAACAGCCGCAAAACCAGTTGGTGATAATGATGTCTCGTTTATCATATCTTCCGGTGAAATATACATTATCATCTCATGATTTAAGTGAGATGCTCCAGTTGAGCTCGAAAATGGATTCCCATACATAGTTCCATTTAAAAATATAGCAAATTGACAAGCCTCTATAATATGTAGGTTAGTATGCAGATAATAATAACCTGGTTGCCATACATATACTTGAGATGTAAAAGGGTTGTGTCCTATGTTACCAATAGCATTTCTATTCGCATCATATATTATAGGTGTTTCTAACGGAATAGTTTGCGCTGTAACGGTAAATACATGGATAAATGTGCGTGACATGGAACCAGTAGGACCGGTAACACCTTGATCACCTTTTTCTCCTTGAGGACCGGTAGGACCAACTTCTCCTTGGTCTCCCTTGTCACCTTTTTCACCAGTTGGTCCCATTTCACCTTGGTCTCCCTTATCACCTTTTTCACCAGTAGGACCTACTTCTCCTTGGTCTCCCTTGTCTCCTTTTTCACCTTGAGGACCGGTAGGACCAACTTCTCCTTGGTCTCCCTTGTCACCTTTTTCACCAGTAGGACCTACTTCTCCTTGGTCTCCCTTGTCACCTTTTTCACCAGTAGGACCAACTTCTCCTTGATCTCCCTTGTCACCTTTTTCACCAGTAGGACCAACTTCTCCTTGATCTCCCTTGTCACCTTTTTCACCTTGGTCTCCCTTATCACCTTTTTCACCAGTTGGTCCCATTTCACCTTTTTCACCAGTAGGACCAACTTCTCCTTGGTCTCCCTTATCACCTTTTTCACCAGTTGGTCCCATTTCACCTTGTGGGCCAGTTGGTCCCATTTCACCTTGTGGGCCAGTTGGTCCCATTTCACCTTGGTCTCCCTTGTCTCCTTTTTCGCCAGTAGGGCCAGTTTCTCCTTGTGGTCCAGTAGGGCCTGTATGACCTCGGCAACCCTTTTCTCCTTTACAACCTCGATCTCCTCGAGGTCCAGGGTCTCCACGATCTCCTTTTTCACCTCTATCACCGCGCGGTCCAGGGTCTCCACGATCTCCTTTGCAACACTTGCAGTAATCACATTCACAATATGACGAGTCATAATTGTGGTCATGAAAATTATCATGAGAATGCACCGTTCTCGAAGGAACGTCGACAGGATATGAACTACTTTCGCTGCTCATATTATAATATCTACAAATAAGATTTTTTTTACCAAAAAAATAACTGAAATAACTTAAAAAACTAATTTACAAATCTGTAGTATAACTTTCCTAAAATAACTAAAAAATATTTATTACATTGAAAAATTTTCATAACTATATTTTAGTTGATTTTTTAGTTGATTGTTATTTTTTATTTTATTATTTGAAATAAAAAATATATAATATACTCGTCTATGTAGACATAAATGTATTTAATTTGCTTCTTAAATTACTTGTTGCTCTTCTTAAGATATTCGCGGAAATTTTTATATTTTGATTATAAGTTTGAATAGCTTTTACATCTTCATTATTATTCATAGCAACTGAAATTCCATGTTCACATACAGTATTCCAATTCTCAATTGTATCTACTGCTTTTTCTATAATATTTTTTTCTTCTGCTGATAATTCAGCTTGGGGCATTGACTGATCTGTTGGGCTTACAAAATGAGTAATATAATTCATGGCGCAATTTATTTCACCCATTACATCACTTAATACTAATGCGGTTTCATGTGCTGTTTTTGGAAATTGAATTGTTGTTGTACTTAAAATTGTACTTTTAAATCTACCAAAAGTTTCAGATAACTTCCATATTTTTTCAAGGGCATGTACTATTGAAGTAAGAAAATCTCTGTCGTTGATTATATTAATATTCTGTAATCTCAGAGTAAAATTTTCAAATAAATTGCTTAAATCTTCAGCTGCCTGAGAAAATTCATTAAATCCTTCAACATCAACATCTAATTGAATCTGTTTTGACTCATTTGCTATCTTTGACGCAGCTTTAAATAATTCAGAATAATCTTCAATTGTTCCTTTTCCATGGAAGTCGCTGCAATTAATATTTGTAGCATAATGTTTAATTTGATTCAGTAACATCTGATTTTCATTTGTAACATCTTCTATAGAACTAATCTCTACTAATAAATTTTGCGTGATATTTGGATCATATTTCTCTGGTTCTGTAGATGTAAATGTTGTGTTGATAAATTGGTCTGGATTATTTAAGGACATTGTATTACGAATTTCTAATCCAGGCTCAACAATAATTGAATTCATACTTGTATCTATAACGGTATTTGAAGAGGTATCGGTTGAAATGGTATCAGGTGAGGAAGTTTGACTGTTGTCAACAGGGCTTGCGGATCTACTAGGGTGGTTAGACTCCATATTTATGAATTATAGTAATATAAATTATTTTACAGAAAAAATAACTAAAATAACTAGAAAAGTTGTAGATATTGTTTTTGCCGAAATTTTGCTAAAATAACTTATCTTTAAAAACTAGTTTTGTTTTTTAGTTTGTCGAAAACTTAAAAACTTAAAATGGTTATTTCCTAAATAATCTAAATTGTTATTGTAAAATAATATAAATATTTTTACTATATTATGTTAATGAGTATGGAAGATTTGCTTTTGGAAATTCAACTTTTGAGAGAAGAAAATGAAAAGTTGAAAAAGCAATTGGAAAATTACAACAATTCGAGAAAATCGTATTACGAAAAAAATAAGGAAATTGTAAAGGAGAAAGCTAAAGAGAGATTAAAAAAAGTTGCAGAAGAAAATCCAGAAAAAATAAAAGAATATGCTAAGAGAGCTTACCAAAAACAAAAAGCTAAAAAGCAACAAAAAGAATTAGAAAATAAGATGGAAAATATTTAGCAAAATATATGTTTTGAAAAAAGTATATAAACATATATTCTTTAGTAATAGTATAGAATGGGAGGAAAACATAAAAAATGTAAATTTCCGGAAGGTTGTAATTTAATAGCGTCTTTTGGATTCAAAGATGGGACTGGAACACAGTTTTGTTCTAAACATAAAAATGAAGGAATGGTAAATTTATTATGTAAATTATGTGATTGTGGAAAGGCACGACCTACATACAATTTTGAAGGTATGTCTGCTAATTTCTGCAAAGAATGCAGACAAGATGGAATGATAAATGTTAATGACAAAAAATGTGAGTGTGGAAAATCTATACCTACATTTAATTATATTGGGGAAAAAGCTAGGTTTTGTGTTTTATGTAAAAAAGAATCCATGATTAGTGTTATAAAAGAACCTTGTAAGTGTGGGAGAAGTACAAGACCTAATTTTAACTATAATGGACTAAAGCCAGAATATTGTAGCAAATGTAAAGAACCAAACATGATAGATGTAACCCATCATAGATGCAAATGTGGAAAGGTACAACCATCATTTAATTTTGAAGGTTTTGCACCTCAATTTTGTAAAGATTGTAAAGAACACGGTATGATTTTGGTGAGAAAAAGAAAATGTATTAAATGTAACGATAAACAAGCAACATATAATTTAGAAGGTTTGAAGGCTGAATTTTGCAATTCATGTAAAACAATTGAAATGATTAATGTGATGGATAAATGTAAAAATAATGGGTGTGTTAGAAGTGGTAATATTAAATATAAATATTATTGCACATTTTGTTATCAACATTTATTCCCAGATGATGAAGCAACTAAAAATATTCATAAAAAAACAAAAGAGAATTATGTTAGAGATTTTTTGAAAGAAACTGATAACGATTTTATTCATGATGTTTGTCTATGGACAGGTAATTGTGACTGTTCTCATAGAAGACGAATTGATTTTAGAAAATTAATAGGAAATACTCTATTATGTATTGAAGTAGATGAGAATCAACATAAAAGATATAGCAGTCAAGACGAAGAAATTAGATATGACGATTTATTTATGATACATGGTGGAAAGTTTATATTTATTCGTTTTAATCCTGATACATTTGTTAATAAATTAGGAACAAAAAAGAACCCATATATGAAAAGAAGAATGGAATATTTACATGCAGAAATTAATAAACAAATTCAACGAATAAATAATGAAGAAAATAATGAGTTATTAGAAATAGTATATTTGTTTTATGACGGTTATGATTACACTTTTAATTAGTGTATTGTATTAATTTTATAGTGTAAGTATTTTTATTTTTTATGGTGACAATTTATTGAGTTTTCCATCTATTTCCGCAGTCGATACACTGTACGAAAATTGTACATGGTTCATCAGCCGACCTTACCTGCTGGGTGTAGTACGTACATTTTTTCCCTTTACACTTACGACAAGTAAATGTGTCTGTAGCTGCGGCCATATTCACTTCAAATTTATTTTTATCTCGCTTGGACTTGGTGTCAATCATTTGAGCCCATCGATCATAATCCAACTCTTGATGATTCATAAACGCCAATTTATGAGACTGAATTTCGCCGCTATTTATTGCGCCAATCCATTTATCGTTTAAATTTATTAAAATACTTCTTAAATGGTTCAAATAAATTTGGACGAAGAATTTGTTGTCCCATTTTTTAACAATTTTGCGATTATCTGCTTCCTTCAATGTGTAATTGAAAATCCCCTTCTCTAAATTCAAACTTGCTTTTTCATTATTCAATTTCTTATCAATTTTCATTCTAACATTCGCTCTAAAATTATCCGGATTTTCGATTGTACGAAGCGACATATTTATTGATTTACATATTCAATTTGTATTTAAATCAATATCAATTTTATTTTAATTCAGGGAACCAATGTCTTTAGCGAAGCCAACCCTCCTTTATTTGTTTGGCTGAAAAGGCTGAATTATTTACCAACATTATTATCATCATAATCATACGACTCTTCAGATAATTCCGAACCAACATCTTGTATTTCAATATCATCTTCATCCGCTACTTTTTCGGAATCCTCTTCGGTTTCATCTTCATCATCATCTATATCATCACTCTCTGAATCAGGCTCTGAGTTTTCTTCAGTATCACTGCTATCTACAACAAAACCGTCCTTCAAATATCCGTTCTTAGTTTTCTTTTCTTTTGGTATGTTTTCTAATTCATCTTCCTCTTCTTCGTCTTCTTTTGCGGTCGCAACTAAATCTTCAAATCCTCCAAATAATTTTTCATAAATTTTATTCCAAATTCCCAAAGTCAAATTAGTTAATACTTTTGTGCCATCTCCATTTTTAATATAACCAACTAAAGCACAGCTTCCATAAAATAATTTTACATCAACTGGCGGAGGAAAATCATATTTATTTTCTGAATTCGCTCTTCCATCCATTTTTGCGTAAAGCTGAATTATGTATTTAGTACCGCTTATTTTGACAGACCATTCCGTTTGTTTATTAAAATCCTCGGCTTTCTTAAAGCCACATTTCTTGTAAAGATCTTCTTGTTTATAATCTTTTATAGATAAAATTTTTAGAGATCCAAGTCTCTCTACAATTATAATATCTAAGGGTTGCGACATTACTATTTATATTATTATAAATAGGTTTAAATAGTTTATACAATATAAAATAAATGCGTATTTATATTAACAACTTTAATTTGGATATTTTAAATGATATATCAGACCTATTTAAAGACTATATGACGAATACCGAAATATATATTGAATTATATACAAACCAGGGTATTTATCATATTGAAGAGAAAAAAATTTATTTTCTAGATACGATTGATAAGGATATTAACATATTTGACAATTATTATAACCATTTTACACTTATTTCTGATCCATCTTTTTTCAATAAAAGCACCTGTTCCAGTATTCACGGTGATACACATTTAGCATTACAAACAAAAAAAAACATGTATAAACTTCATCCATCGTCTGAATTACAAATGGTAATTAAATATATTTTGAACGAAGGAAAATATATTCCAAGTGATATATATTTTGAAAGTGAAAAAGATATTGATGTTAAGGATCCTTTTATTAAGAAAGAAATAATTGAGTTTTTATCTATGTTAAACTAATATAATAATATATTATGCTATCCTGGATAATTCAAATTACAATAATATCAATCGTTTTAATATTTTTAGTACATCATTTGATTAATTTTTTTAAATCTACTCTTACTGTTCCGAAAATAAAAGATTTAGTAAATACGCCAACTCAAAAATATGAAAATATGTATAATATTATTAATAAACATAAAGAAGTAAATAATAATTTAAATGTAAACAATGAATATACATTAATAGATTTATTACCAAAAAAAGATGAATCAAGTATGAAAAGTGAACTTAAAAATTTTTTAAAATCTCAACTCCGCGGTTCACAAGGAACGGATATTGTGGCTTTAGAACAATCCAAAAATTCTTATTCAAATTATTAAATAATATAAAGATAATTCATTTACATATATATAGATGTTGACTCAAGAAGAAAAACAACATATTCTACAAGAATTTCCGCATGTAAAACCTTGTTATGAAACCATTACACATAAGAAGGTTTATAAATACGATTTATTATTAGCTGTTCCATATGGCAAAAAATGTTTTGCTTGGTTTACTTCGTATAAGGATAAGATGTCATGTTTTATTCTTGAACTTGATAGCAAAAATAGGAAACAAATTAAAGATATAAAAATCATGAACAGTTGTTTTTCAATGTCTCTATGTTATGGTACTATATTTTATGGAACTTTATTTTATCATATGAGATCTCCATTTTTCTCAATCGAAGACATATTTATGTATAAAGGCAATAATGTATCTAATTTAAATATAAATGACAAGATAAATCAGATTTGTTATATTCTTAAAAATGATATCAAACAAATAGCATATAATAATTATTTTGTGGTTTTTGGATTACCTATCATAGCAAAATCAAATGATGAATTAGAAGTTTTACTCAAATCTGTCAAATATGAATTAAATGGAATTAAATATTATACTTCTAATAAATCTAATTCGTATTATTTGTTACCATTTAAAGAATATACAAATATTTCTGAAGATATTAAAATAGATATAAAGACAGAGATAAAAATAGATACAAAGACAGATATTAAATTAGATACAAAGACCGATGCTAAAATAGATGGCAAAATAGATGGCAAAATAGATGGCAAAATAGATGGCAAAATAGATGGCAAAATAGATGGCAAGGTAGAGAGAAAACACGAAAAGCAACCATATGGAAAAATATTACTCTGTAAACCAGATATACAAAATGATATATATCATTTATACTCACTAGATAATGTATATATCGGATTAGCTGCTATACCAGATTACACGACAAGTATAATGATGAATAAATTATTTAGAACTATTAAAGAAAATAATGATTTAGATGCGTTAGAAGAAAGTGATGATGAAGAAGAATTTGAAAACCCTAATATAGATAAATTTGTCTATCTAGATAAATCATATAAAATGCTCTGCAATTTTAATAATAAATTTAAGAAATGGGTTCCGATTAAAATAATTGAATAATATTGAATATGTAATATATTCTGTGTGATGTTTTACTAAGTGTAATCGTAAAATCGAAGATACCATTTGGTTAAATCGAAGATACTAATCGTTAAATATATAATATTATATTATATATATAATATGTCAGTCGGTTCAGCCGCATCTAATTTAGGTTATGGTAATATTAATCCTTATAATACTAGTTCTTATGTAAATGGTACTAGTTCAAATTATTCAGGTAGTTTTAGTAGTAATGAAATTCCTGGAACACCACCTGGACCTCTTCCGGGTTTAGCAGGAGCAAAATCGAATGTGGACGCAGCAGCAGGAAGAGTACCTGGAATTTGTATGAATGGGGGAGCTAAAAAACTTAAAAGAAAAATAAAAAATATCACTAAACAATATAAGAGAATGAAAGCAGGAAGTAGTAAAATCAAGAGTATTAAGAGAACACTCAGAAGTAGAGCTTCATCTAGAAGATCATTTGCCGGATCGAAAGGAAGTATCATGCGTTTTTTTGCTGGATCAAAACGTAATAGTAAAAGATCATTTGCTGGATCAAAACGAAGTGCTAGAAGATCATTTGCCGGATCGAAAAATCGTAACAAATTTTTTGCGGGTGCGACAAAGAAAAGCTTACAACAAGGTGGCTATGCTCAATATCAGAATAATATGCCTATGACACCTACTTATCAAGTAGCTGGTGTTTCTTTGCCTGCTAGTCAGTTAGCACTCGCAAATCCTCCCCCCGTTACAACTTTATCGAATTGTGTCAATTGCGTTGACTCGTACAATCATTATACAAACCAGGGTTTTCCTAGCAAAGGTCATTAACATTTTTTAAATTTTGTCACGATAAAATTTTTATATAATTACAGAAATATTATATAAAAATAATTTATAAAATAATTATACAAATGAAATACATGTATGTAAGCATAGGTAATAGTTGGCAAGATAGTGTTATATACACAGAAGAAGAAAAAGCAATAGAGGCTTCCATTCGACACCCAAATAGGCGAGTAGAAGTATTCGAAAAAACATTTGATTTTGATGGTAATTTCAATGGATACTTGACTACATATAATTACTATAAAAATGGAGTATTATATAGTAAATAAAACAAATATATTTGTCATCTACATAGATGTAGAGTTAATTTATTTGTGAAAAATAATATAAATGCTTATTATAGATGACATATTCCCCAATATTCAAGGTAATTTTATTTGTAGGCATAATGTACACTTTCAAGTCCTTCAATACATCAATTAAAAAATTACCGAGATTTGTTATTAATTCTTCCAAAAATCGAGAACAGTCTATTATATCTTCAAAAAATAAAAAAAGTTCTTGTTATGAAAGCCAATATTTTCTGATAAATAAAAATGAAATTTTAAATAATAAAAAACTAATTACGATTTCCCCTGGTGGTTTCAAAGGTTTTTATTTACTTGGCATATTAACATATATAAAAGAAAATTATAATACAGACAATCTTATTTTTTCTGGAGCATCCGCAGGAGCATGGAATAGTTTATTTATGACTTATAAAGGAGATACTATGAAATTTGTATATAATTTTTTGGACGAAAACATTAGAAGAGCAAAAAGTATAACGGAACTTCAATATTTTATAAAGTATAAATTATTATCAAGTTATAAAACAGAGGATTTTGATTTAACAAAGGTATTTATTGGTGTAACTACATTTAACAAATTTAAATTAAATACAAATATATATACCAATTTTAATGATTTAGAAGATGCGGTTTGCTGTTGTATGGCAAGCTCACATATACCATTAATAACTGGTGGTATTACTAATATATATAAAAATATGTTTTCGCTTGATGGAGGGTTTAGTGATTACCCATATTTAGATACAGAAAAATTGCTACACATTTCTTTATCCATGTGGGATGAATTGAAAGGGATGAATGGTAATATAAATTTTTTAAAACGAAAACTTCTTACCATTCAAAATTTTTCTGAGTTTTTTTCATTTTCAAAAAATAATTTGCTTGAACTATTTGATACTGGATATGAAGATGCGAAAATACATAAGGAATATTTAGACGATATATTTGAAAGAAAATATGATGACGCACCAGAATTTTAACTTTATTTAAGTTTATTTAATTTTTAAAAAACAGAAATTAGACGAATATTTATCTCTTGATATATCATCTTCTTCTGAACTAATTTCTTCGTCAGAATCTTCTGTAATACTTTTATCAGTTGAACTTCTGCTTTTAATAGAAATTTGTTTTTTAATCTTTTTTTTATCACATGATGTATTTGAACCATTATTTTTTGGTTCATATATTTGCCTCCATTTTACAAAATCTGTATTATATTCTTTATTATTTGTTCCAATAATTTTATAATTTTGTTTTTTAAAGTATGCTTTTCTTTTTAACCATTGTCTTTGGAATAAATCGTGTGAGTCTATAAAATCATAAATAATTGGATGTGAAAATTCATGCTTTGCTCGTAATATCCTCCCTACAATTTGAACTATATCTGTTTTAGGTGTAATTAAAAACTCTGTGTTAAGCGTATGTATATCTAAACCTTCTGAACACATGCTATAGCTTGCTAAAATAACTTGTTTTTTTTCTGATTTCTTAAGCTCGGTCTCACTCATTCCTCCAATATAATAACCGACACTTGCTAAATTTTTACAAACCATTTTTTGGTAAATATAATGCAATATATTTAGATTATGTGCCATTATAATTACGTGTGTTTGTTCTAATGGTTTCAGATATTTATTTTCTATATAATTTTGTTCATATTTTAAAACTTTTTTACAATTAGGACATTTAGGTCTTTCCTTCTTATCACCTTTAATATTTTCTACACACAACAAACAATATTTTACCTCATCACAACATGTATTCTTAACTAAATAATTATTATTTCTATTGCACATCAAACAATTAGGAATATTTCTATCCATATCATTTTTATATTGCATAATTATTTCATTTGATACATTATCAACTTGGATAAAGTCACATAGAACCTTGATAATAAATTCTGTTCTTCGATTATACTCGCATATTTTTGATATCATTGAACTATTTTGTGGTTTTCCTCTAAAATCCAAAATTGTATCATTAAATTCGTCGTCGTCTACTTTATAGTTAATAGCCCTAACTTCAACTAACATATCGTTTTTTCTCTCGGCTTTATGTATTACTTCACCCAAAAACATTTTAAAAACATCGGTAGTTCCATCTTTTCTTTCCATTGTTGCGGATAATCCTAACATATATTTCGTTACTAGTTTGAAGAGAGAATTTGAAAAAGATTGACTTGAGATATGATGTACTTCATCTATAATTGTTAATCCAAATTCATCAAATATTTTCTGGTCGTAATCTTTTGATATTAAGCTCTGAAGCATACATAACACTATATCCTTATTTTCTGTATCTATAATAGGTCCTTGAATTCTACCTATTTGCGCATTAGGTAGAAAATCATGAATTCTCTCAATCCACTGATTCATTAAAAATTCTTTATGAACTATTATAATGGTTTTCTTTTTTAATTTGCTTATAATATATAATCCTGCACATGTTTTACCCCATCCTGTATGGAGTTCCAATAACCCACCGCCGTAAGAGACTTTTTCACAATGTTCTAAAAATTTATTTATTACCGAAACTTGGTAATCACGAGGTTTTCCATTAAATTCCAAATTAATATCTACGCCTTCTGAAATCTTATATTGTTCAGGAGATCCAAAATGTTCGACTCCATAATAATGCGGAACATAAAATTTACTAGGCGATTCCCTATAAGCAGGAAATGATTTCGCATCATTTAGTGGAGAGCCTAATGTGAACGGTTTAATAGTTAAATCATTTCTTATTTTCACCTGTTTTTCGATACTTAATTCACTTTTAGGTATTGTATATCCTTTTTGTCCGAGATATGTATTCATATTTATACTTATATTATTTAGAATAATGTTTTTATGTTGTTTTTATCTTGTTTTTCAGCATTTTACAAGGGTCCCAAGGTGATGCGTTTCGCAATGACCTAATATTTATTATTTTAATAATGATTTAAAACTTGTCAATATATTTATATATTCAAAATGGGTATTTATAGCAATGATAATATTTTTGGAATACAAATATATAATTTTAATGACGATGATATGAGTAATATACTATTTGAAGAAAAATATGATGAAATAATGAGTTACCACCAAATGAGAGAAGCATATTTATTCTACACTAATTTAGCTGATAAAAATAAAATATCGTTTAAAATTTATACTGAATGTAGTAGCACATTAGATAAATATAATAAAGGTAATTTTATGAGATGGCATCCGTTACCTTTACATACATTTTTAGAAAAATTTGGGGATTGTGAAAAAGCCTCTTGTGAAATGTTAAAAGATTCAATAGGGGAAAAATAATGGCCAAATATCACCACCTTTAGGAAATGTAATTTAATGATAGCTCCATAACATTTGGCTGAACCTTTCTTAAAGGTTGAAAAAATAAAATCTATAAATATGATATATGGATAGTTTTACAGAACTTTTTAAAAAAAAGCATATGGGTGAACTTAGTTTAGTCATTTTGATGATAATTTATTTGATAATGGGTTTTAAAATACCCGATCAAGTTGTCAGTATGGTTGATAATATGGTTGGCAGAACTTTCATCATTTTAATAGTTATTTACTTATTTATGAACGCGAATCCAATCTTAGCTGTAGTTGCTGCTCTTGTTGCGTTTGATTTGCTTCGTAGATCAAGTGGAAATACTGGATCAGATGTTGGCTTAGCTAGTCTTGCTAGTTATGCTCCATCTGAAGAGAAAAAAGTATCCCAATTTACTGCCTTCAATCAATTCCCGTATACTTTAGAACAAGAAGTGGTTGCTAAAATGGCACCAATTGTTCGCTCAGGAACATCCATTACTCCTGCTTCCTATAAACCAGTACTTGATAATCTACATGATGCGTCTCCATTATCCGGTTCTGATTAAATAAATTTACATCCTTGAAGATGAACCGGGTGAAATTTATAACAAGAGCACCCTAAAGGGTGCCGTTTTAAATCTTCACAGGTTTAATTATATAAATAAATTTAATTTACTAAATAATTTATTTATATTTACATCCTTGAAGATGAACCGGGTGAAATTTATAACAAGGCGCCCCTAAAGGGTGCGGTTTCACAAGGCTCGCAGAGACTGCTTTGTAAAATCTTCACTGGTTTAACTTGATATAAAAGGCAATTTTATTGGCTCAGATGATAAATAACTAAAAAATATATTTACTAAATAAAATATTATTATAAATATTATACATCCAACTAAAACGAAAATTATTAATTGGAATATTGGGTTCTGTGTAATATCCGAAAATTCCATAGCAGATGATATTTTATCGTATTCAACGGGAATTTTTTCTTTAGAAGAACCGGTCGGTTTACATGAAATATATATTCCATCACCTAATTGTAATCCACCTGCTGGGCCTTTTGAATTATAAAATAACTCGACGGATGGGATGTTAACTGAATAGGGTTTTATTATTTTTTTTAATTTTGATATTGTAGCAGATGATAAAGGGATAGCTTCTAACTCACCGAAAACAATTGTGTCGGATGTTCCTGCTGTATAAGAATAAAAGGGTTTTCTTGGAACAATATTCTGAAGATTAAAAAGCATATTTAAATTTGTCGAATCGCCTGAACTTGGAGCATTTGCTGCTACTTTGTTAATTATATCTGTTATTATTTTAGACGCTTTTGAAGATTCGCTTGAAGATTTAAATGGTATACAAACATCTAATGTTTTACCGCCTTTTACTGGATTGTGTGAGATTTTTATTTCACCTGGTAAAAATTTTCCATTAAAAGTATGTATAGATGGTGTTGTAATCATTATATTTCCTACACTATACTTTTGTCCGTTAAATGTCACTGGTGAGGCATTTGTTGAGTCATATGTTAAAGTCAACATGATTCCATTATTTTTAGCTGTTGAATTACTTTCCGAATATTTAAATTCATACGAACATTTTAAATCACAATTTCCTGTAACATTTTTCATAGATATGTCTAATTTTTTTGTACTCATTAATATAAGTATATAAATAAAATTTATATTCAAAACTAAAATAATATTGTGTTAACTATGAAATAAAATTAACTAAATGTATATACATAAATTTATATACTAATAAATATAAGTATATAAATAAAAATGTTAATTTAATTATATAATGAGATTAACTAGAGGTAAAATAAGCAAATTATATAATAAAAAAAAACAGACTTTAAAAAAACCTAAAAATAGAAAGACAACATATAACAGAAAAACAATTGTAAATAAACGACGAGTTAATTTGGCTCGGAGTACATTAAAAAAATTAAATTATACGAAAAATAAAAGTATACATGAAAATGCTGCTAAATATGAAGGATTTAACTCAGATATTTCACTAGTTGATAAAAATATAATTGAAATTCCTAGTCCAAAAAATACAAATGAAATAGTTGATCAGCCTCTTACAAATGAACAAATTGTTGAAGAACCAATTGTTGAAGAACCTGTTACAAATGAACCTATAAATGAAGAACCTGTAAACGAAGAACATGTTACAAATGAACAAATTATTGAAGAACCTGTTACAAAAGAATCTGTTACTGAACAGCCTGTTTTAGAAGAACCTGTTTTAGAAGAACCTGTTACAAAAGAACAAGTGATTGAAGAATCTCTTTTAAAAGAACAAATAAATGAAGAGCCTGTTTTAAAAGAACAAATAAATGAAGAGCCTGTTATAAATGAAGAGCCTGTTATAAATGAAGAGCCTGTTATAAATGAAGAGCCTGTTATAAATGAAGAGCCTGTTTTAAAAGAACCTTTAAAAGAAGAACCAGTTTTAAAAGAACCAATTGTTGAAGAATCTGATGTTCTCGATGAACTTATTTCAATAGATCTAAATGAACTAATAGTAGAGGATGAAGACAATGAAGATAGTGCTAAGGAAATAGAAGAACTATAAAAACTAAACAACCCATTAAAGATGAACCATCACAGGAAAAATATAAATACTAAATTACTGGCAAATATTTAATTGTATCGTTGTCATACATAGTAACCTTATAAGGCTCATTCATACCTTCAATATATACAGTATCTCCATTATATAACCTATCACAACCATATTCATTAGTACAACTTCTACCATTTCGAGATACAGGTAACTTTATATTATTATTTTGATCGCTTATTGTGTAGTACTGCCATTTATCTCTATTAGTAAAAATCGGACGACCCATTAGTGGTATAATTTTTCCCTTAGAATTTGTCGCAGTCATCATACCAAGTTGTCTGTATTGTGTATCCACCGCACCAATATTAGTAGAAATATTAATTGGCATAGCACCTACTGGTATTCCTCTCGAAGGAATAAAATATCTTTCATCTCTTAATGGTGGAGCATAAGGGTTTATTAGAGGATCATTTGGTAAGTTAGTGTAAGGCCAACTTGGTATCAATGAGTTCCACATACCGTTATTCTCTCTAACTGTATCCTTAATGACTATTTTTTCAGATGGAGAATTATTCACAATAATACTTTGTTTATATACTGTTGTGTAAATTACATAGATAAGAATTAACAAACAAACAACAATAAAAAACATCGAATAATTTTCAATGCATATAACTCCTGGTGGACATGTTTTCATATTATATACATATAATATTAAAATAGTTTTGTTCATAAATTATATTAAAAAAAATTGATATATTATAATAAAATATTAATAACATAATAATAAATCCATTAAATAATCATATAAAATGTCTAACTATATTTCTGAAAACGAAACAGACGATGAATCATATGGTTCATGGGATGACACAGAAACTGAATCACAGGTGGATGACCTAATATATGATCCCGAAGAATCTAGTTTGACAAAATATAATATAGTTTTATGTGAACTATATAATAAAGAATATCACGGATATATTGATGGAGAGATAAATAACCATTATTTATCGTTAGTAAGATTTAAAAAATATGATTATAATTATATAAATAGTTTTAGAAGAAGTAACCCATTAAGATTTAGATTAGAAATTGCGGAATGTTTATATTTATCATCCTCTCATTGTATTTCTATTTTAAAAACGCATTGGTTGAAATTAATACAGCGTACTTGGAAAAAAATTTATAAGTATAGAAAACAAACACTCATGTTACGATCACATCCGAATTCATTAAAATACAGAGAAATTAACGGAAGATGGCCAAATAATTGTTCGAATTATCCAATTTTGAAAGGAATGTTGTCATATTTATCTAAAAGTTCTTCTTGATACATTTCTTAGTTGACTAGTTCTGATTTTCTTCCTTTTGGTATTTGGTTTATATATAAATCCGCCTTTTTGTTTTCTAATTTTTCTTGTTTTTCTTGCTTTTTTTGCCTTTGTTATTTTTCTTGTTTTTGTTATTTTTCTTCTTTTTGTTATTTTTCTTGTTTTTCTACCTCCATTAATTTCTCCGTCCTTAAATTCAAGATTATATTTTTTTAATATATTATCAACTTCTGATGGAGATGAGTTTGTTAAATTAATCATCTCTTTATAAGCGTCATTATGATTCTTATTAGCCATATTATAATTTAGTAGATGAAGTATTTTATCATAGTATATTTTGTTATTATTGTTATCAACTGTGGAGGTTTCTGTTTCTTTTATTACATTATTAACAGTGTCAAATGAATTTATATTTTCTGACGATGTTTGTCCTTGTAGTGTACTGCTTATATTTTGAATGGATGATTCTAATTGTTGTGTGATTAGATTCAATAATTTATCGACATCTTTTTTAGTTTGAGGATTCGGAACAATGTTAACTATATTTTGTAACTCATCATTTGCTTCATTTATTGCTGTTGTAGCATCAATTATTCTTTTAATTAAAACCTGATTATCTGCTTTAAGATTATCAATTTCTTGTTGTAAACTCTGTGCCGAGGTTTGTGCTTGTCCTCTTGCTTCTTGAATTGTTTTTTGTTTTTCTGCTAGTTCAATATCCTTATTACTAATTTTCTCTTTGAATTCATCTATTTCTCTCTTATACCCACTAATTTTTTCAATTAACTCATCTTTCTGGTCTTGTAATTCTTTTGGTGAATTCTCTGCTTCAAGTTTAGCGGTTTGTGTACTAGGAGAGACTATTCCAGTTAGTTGATTATATAATTCTTCTCCTTCTTCCTCCGCATTTTTCGTAGCAATTCTTTTATTTAATTCACCAAGCTGATTTTCATAGTAATTAATTTTTCTTTGTAACTCATCTATTTCATTTTTAGCAGCTTGTTTTTCTGCTTTTATTTGAGTATTAAGTCTTTCTTTATCATTTGTTAATGATGTAATTTGATCTTTTAATTTTTCAAGTTCACCTTCTTTATTATCAATAGATGTTTTATTAGTATTTACTTGTCCCTCTAAATCAGCTGCTTTCGTTTTCAATTCATTAATTAATCCTGAAAGTGTTTCAATTTTTGTTTTGATACCTCCAAGTCCTTCTTTAAGTTCATTTGTAAATTGTTCTTTGAATTGAACACTGTCTTGAATTTCTTTTCTAATTTGGGCTAATTTATTCATCGACGATTGAAAATCAGTTAAAAATTTCGGTTCTGTGCTACCATTATTATTCGAAACACTACCATTATTATTCGAAACACTACCATTATTATTCGAAACAGATGTTAGGTTATCAAAAAAACTCATATATATATTAAATGTATATAAAATTTAATATATTATTAAATTATTAAATATCTCTTTCACGAGAAAGCTCTTCGGTATTTCGAATAATGGAATCTAAACCATGTTTAATTGATTTTACTTCTCTTAATATTTTTAATTGCTCTGCCTTAGCATCTTCAATATTATGTTTGGTTAATCTACCCGAGATAGTTAAGTCTTTAATATATTCGTCTAAAGCTTCAAGAGCTCTTATTTGGTCTCTTTTTTGTTGTTCGATAAAAATATAATATTTTTGATAATCATTTTTTACTGCCTCTAAAAATTTATTTTGCTTTGTTATAAAGCAGAGTTTTTTTTGTTTATTTATTAACATTTGTTCTTTGGCTTCAATCAGTTGTTGTAATTGAATAAAACGATCATCTCTTTCTTTGATAGGAATAATTATGCGTGCTTGATAAGGTAACATCTGGTCCATTCTTAAAATAAACAGTTATTTTTATTTTATTATTTTTAAAATAAATTTAAAATCTTTGTAATATATTATTTAGAATGTCCAAAACTTCACAAGAACTGTTGCTAACCCCTGACGATAATCGTTTCGTAATGTTTCCTATTAAATGCGATGACATATGGAAAATGTATAAAAAGCAAATGGATTGTTTTTGGAGAGCAGAAGAAATCGATTTATCAAAAGATTCAACTCATTGGGACACCTTACATGCTGACGAAAAATATTTTATATCGATGATTTTGGCTTTTTTTGCGGCTAGTGATGGAATAGTTTTGGAAAATTTGGCTTCACGATTTATGAACGACGTTCAACTTGCTGAGGCTAGAGCGTTTTATGGTTTTCAAATAATGATGGAGAATGTACATAACGAAACTTATTCATTATTAATTGAGACCTATATCAAAGATAAAGATGAGAAAATGAAATTATTTAATGCTATTACAAATTATCCTTGTATCAAAAAGAAGGCAGATTGGGCTCAAAAATGGATTCACGATAACCGAAGTAGTTTTGCTACCAGATTAGTTGCCTTCGCTTGTGTAGAGGGGATTTTCTTCAGCGGCGCATTTTGCAGCATTTTTTGGTTGAAGAAACGCGGTCTTATGCCTGGTCTTACATTTAGTAACGAATTAATATCAAGAGATGAAGCGCTTCACTGCGAATTTGCTATCCTTTTATATTCCAAGTTACAGAAAAAGATTGACAAGGCACGTATTAATGAAATTATTAAGGAGGCAGTTGATATCGAAACTGAATTTATTTGTGAGGCATTACCATGTAAATTAATTGGAATGAATTCTGAAATGATGATTCAATATATTAAATTTGTTGCCGACCGATTAGTAGTCCAATTAGGCTACAAAAAGATTTATAATGTTGCTAACCCATTCCAATGGATGGAATTCATTAGCTTAGAGAGTAAAACCAATTTCTTCGAAAAAAAAACGGACGCTTATGCATTAGCAAATAAGACTGTTAATGACGATGTTTTTGAATTATCTGAAAATTTTTAATTAAAATTTATTGATTTTATTATAAGATATTATAATAAATTATAAGAATAACAATCTAAAGACAAATTTATAATAATATAAAATGCCGAAAACTCAAATGGATTATTCTCATACAGTAATTTATAAACTTTGCTGTAAAGATACTTCAATTATAGATATTTATATAGGTCATACAACAAATTTTAACCAAAGAAAACATAATCACAAAACAAATTGTTGTAATGAAAATTCAAAAAATCATAATTTACATGTTTATAAATTTATTAGGAATAATGGAGGATGGGATAATTGGAGTATGATACAAATAGAAGAATTTAATTGTAATAATAGTAGAGAAGCTACAATAAGAGAGCGATATTGGATCGAACTATTAAAATCTACATTAAATATGATTAATCCATTTACTAGTTTAGAAGAAAAGGTTTTCCAAAAACAAGGCTGGTATGAAGAAAATAAAGAAGAAATTTTACAGAAAGCCAAAGAAAACTATCAAGAAAATAAAGAAAATAAACTTGAATATCAAAAACAATATGCGGAAGAACATAAAGAAGAACTAGCAGAAAAACAAAAGGAATATAGAGAGAAAAATAAAGATAAATTAGCCGAACAAAAAAAGGAATATAGAGCAGCACATAAAGAAGAAGCAACAAAAGCACAAAAAGAATGGCGAGAAGCAAATAAGGAAAAACTTAAACAACAAAGATCTGAAATAATTAACTGCGAATGTGGTAGTCAATATACTTTTGGGAATAAACATAGACATTTGCTGTCTAAACTTCATATTGATTACCAAAATAAACTTTGTGGAATAATAACAGAGGTTGAACCAAAAATAAGTGAAGAAGACAAATTAACAATAAAAAAGCAAAAGCAAAAAGAATATAGAGAGAAAAATGCCGATAAAATTAAGGAATACAAGAAAACATATAATGACAAAAATAAGGAACATAATAAAGAGCAAACCCATAAATATTATGAAGAACATAAAGAAGACATCAAAGCTAAGGTAAAAGAATATAAAGAAAATAATGAAGAAAAAATTAAAAATTATAAGGAAGATTGGTATCAAAAAAATAAGGAAAAAATACTTGAAAAACAAAAACAAGTATTTTTATGCGAATGTGGCTCTGAAGTTAGATGTTCCGGTAAAGCAGAACATTTAAGAAGCAGTAAACATAAAAATTATATTGAAAGTTTACAAACCAACATCCTTTAAATTGTTGAAGATTTACACCATTGAAAAATTGAATTGTGACAGCATTTCACAAGCTTACTGCGAAATGCTCTCTATTATAAAATGTAAAAGGTCTATAATAAGAGCTATTACCAATCGTTTATTAATGTTGTTATTTCACTTGCGGTTAATTCTTTATTTGACCAATATGCCAATCTAGCTAACTCATATGTAAGACTTGGTACTGTGCTTTCATAGTTTCTTAATTGTGTATTAACAGCCAAATTACTCCAACTGGTAAACGAAGTATTTACAACAACTGTATTATTTATATATAATTTTACATTATTGCTATTTCTATTATAAGTAAAAGCAAGCTGAACCCAATTATCTGTATTTAAATCAGCGCTTACAAAATTATAATTTTGACCTGCAAATATCAATACAAAATTATTACCTTTTGAGTTAAAATTCCAAAATATACCAAACCTAATACTTGCAGAACCTAATGGTGCGTATATGTATACATGCCAATCGGCACTCAAAGTTTCTTTTTTTCTAACCCATAATGTGACTGAAGCAACAGCATTAGTACCACTAGGAAATTGAAAACTTGTTGCCATTGTACCAGCATTGCTAGCATTCGACCTTGTAATGGATAAAGCATTTGCTTGATTGGTTCTACCAGTTGATGCGTACGTCACTGAACTTTGCGTCCAACTTTGCGATTGGGTGCCAAAATTCGTTAAACTTGAGTCGAAAGGAAAATAATAGGTGGCTAATTGGTATAATGTTTGCGCTGCTGTTGGTGTCCACCATATCCAAATTACACCAGAACTACCATTTCCTCCGTGTAGATTATTATAATTAGCATTAGGATTGTTATATGGTGTTCCACCCGATCCTGACGCACCACCTCCACCAGCACCATAGTTTGCGGTTGCTGGGAACCCATCCCATTGATTCGGATTCCTATACCCTGTATAAGACGTAGGAGCTGTACTTCCACTTGCTTTACCAGCATTTGTTCCACTTGTTGATTGTCGTTGTTGGTCTCGACAGGCTCCACCACCAGAACTACCAAAAACTAAATTTGTCCCAGCAACACTTATAGTCTGACCGTTTGTTCCATTACCTGGTATGTTTGCGTTCGAAGCACCTGATCCTCCTGCTTTGCCTTGATAAAATGTCGCTGTGATTCCAGTCACTGTCTGACCTGTAGATGGGCATGTATTACTCGATATAGTAGTAGCTGGAGTACTTGTTCCAAAGCTACCACCAAGTGCTTTGAGAGTAAACAATCCAGACGCTACAATTTCACTATATCCTCCTCCACATTTTATTTGCCCTGCACTAACCGAATTCTCAGGATCATTATTTGTAGTTGTTCCATATACAGTACCTGATGTATTCCCTCCTTCTATAGCTACACCACCACTAGTACCAAGACCTCCATTTCCAAAATACGTCCCAATACCACCCAACCCAACTCTAGCCGAGCAGGTAATTGAGTTTGAAGTTGGGGTATAATTATTTACTAATAATGTTTGTCCTCCCGAACCTCCTGAACCTCCGAACGAATTTATGAAATTGTCTACTTGACCCATTTGTGCACCACCGCCGCCACCAACAACAACTATATTAATAGAGACACTATTAAAATTACTCATAGTAAAACTATAATTACCAGTAGTTTGAAACCTTACAAACTTAAAACCATTTTGCGTACCTTGAACGGCTCCCGAACCACCGCTTGTAAATGTAATTGTTGGTAGTCCTCCTGGTCCAGGCCCTGGACCTGATCCTGATGTTTGATTGTAAAATGCTAAACTTGGAAGCGTCGCAAGAGACGATATCATTATATAATATATATAAAATATTATATTTATACCGAAAATGCTATAAATCTTATTAATGTATTAAATTTTACAAATAGTAATAATTTGTTATATAATAAATATATAAAGATTTATTATTATATTGATATATAATATAATGTTAGTAAACTTCTTATTATTATCACTATTTTACATAGCAACAAGTAAAACTTTACCATCTACTGTCGATGAATTAAACCTTGATAGCTATTTAGGTCATTGGTTTCAAGTTTATGGAGCACCAACAAATACCATTTTTCAAGGATATGGAACTTGTATAACAGCTGACTATGGATTATTGGATAACGGACAAGTAAGTGTTTTAAATTCACAATTAGATGAAAATAAACAAATTGAAAAAATAAATGGATATGCTTATTATAAAAATGTTTCTGAACCCGGACAACTAACAGTTCATCTTGATGGTGTTCCTGTAGATTCTCCATATTGGGTAGTTAAATTGGGAGAAATTGTTGATAATCAATACCAATATAGCATTATAACTACTCCATCTGGTATATCATTATGGGTATTAACTCGCGATGTAGAAAAATTTAATGAATTATATGCAGAGGAAGTTGAAGCATTTTTAAATGACTATAAATTTAAATATACCACAATAGAGCAAACAGACTGCGAACCAAATGTAGAGTATTTGAATAATAATAATAATAATAATCGACTTAGAAGCAATTACCAAACAGAATGTCAAGTCGCCAGTTATTTAAGGAAATCTGGATTTCCAGAATATTCCGTTCCAACCATGGTCTGTACTAGTAAATATGAAAGTTCGTATAATTGTGATGCTACAAATAAAAATACAGATGGTTCCACTGATTATGGTTTAATGCAGATTAACAGTTACTATTGGTGTTCAGGTGACCCTAAATCTAAATATAATAGTTGCGGAACTAGCTGTTCTAGTTTATTTAATTGTCAAACAAACACGAACTGCGCATATACTGTCTGGAAACAACAAGGTTATACAGCGTGGTATGGTTATAAAAATCATAAATCAGAGTGTGATAATTATAAAATCAATTGTTAAATTACAACATATTTAAGTTGTTTAATTATATATTATATTAGACAACTTACATCCTTGAAGATGAACCTGGTGAAATTTATAACAAATCTTCACTGGTTTAAAGACTCTTATTACTAATACTAGTAGACTTGGATATATTTGTTATTATTTTGTCCTTTTTCTCATCGTCCGTTTCCATAACTTCTATCACCATCTTATCATGTACGTCTGATATTTTTGAAGCAGAATTTCTATATTCCGGATATTTCTCTCGAAATTGTGGTAGTAATCTTATATTTTTATCAACAACTTTATTTATTACCTTTTTAAGGCGTGTTTTATTGTCATCTTCTTTTTCCCATTGACCTGCGTCTTTTACGTACATGGTTTCCCTCTTTTTATCCGTACAATGAATAGGTCTAACGGTTTCATCTAAGTTATTCAAATTTTTCACAATTATTTTTGAAATACCTTCTACATAACCAAGTTCACCAACTTCCATTAAATCACTCAGTTGTAGCTTAATTGAATCTACAAACTCTGTTATATTCATAGCATTCTTACATGTTTCATTTAAGAAAAAATTCAAATTAAAAGCTTTATTGTGTGAGTTAGTATGTGTTGTATTTACTGTATTATGAGTACCATTTTTAACTATTTCCAAAAGCTCTTTATTTTGATTAATTATCATAAGCATTAATTCTTTATCAATATTTATATTTTTTGCCTCACATTCAGTTTGTATTTTTACTTCTTCCTTTTTAACAAGGTTATTACATTTAGATTGATGTTTCCATAACCCAGAATTTGTTTTAAATTGTCTACCACACATACATGAAAAAGTTTTTTCAAGTTTTTTTATTTCCTTGACATTTCCTCCCTGATTGAAGAGATGTTTAGGTCTTAAAATATGCCTATCCCAATCGCATTTTTGACGACATTTAAAGTCACAAAACTCACAAAAATATTTTGTCAAGTTTTTTTCAAGTTTAAAGTTTTCCTTAATTTCCATATATTGGAAATAGAAAAAAACTTTAAGCTTTTTCGGCAAAAAAATATAAATTTTTACAATCACAAAAAAATTTTTATGGTTTCATTTTACACGATAATGGTCTGACCCTCAAATTAAAAAAATCGGTCAGTAAGGACCTTTTTGGCATCCCATTTTTGGACATTTATTTTTGTCCATTTTTGAAAAGTCAAAATACTTTTCATTTTTCGAAATCAATCATTTTCTCTTCACGTGTAGGGAAAAAAATGACACCCTTTTTTTCAAAAAAACCCAAATTTCCCTTCATCATGTAGTGTAGCGTCTTTAAGTACCTTTTCCAATATATTAATTTATTTTCTTCGACCGACCAGCAGGTTTCTTCTCTTTCGGCACCTTTTCTGCTGTCAATGTTTTGCCGGTTTTTTTTACTGTGGTCTTTTTTATTCCTTCTTCTGATTTGGCTGTTTCGTCAAAGAATGTAATGTCATGATAATTAACCTTATTTCTCTTGTTTTTATTCATAGTCGATACTCTGCCTAAATATTGCGGAAATTTTATCATCGATTTCTTATTACATTTCGAGGCAGCATTTATAACACTTAAACCAACATAAGGCATCATTTCCCAGTTTGCCATATTCACATAAGAGTCAAACAAATCCGCATCCGATAACGCACCCGCAGCATAAGCTAAGTTATCCGAACATTTGACTGGATCGTTTATACCCATAATATTGTTTATATAATTCTCTTGAATCATCAACGGATGCAAGTCATTGGCTAACCAATATGCGTCATATTTGCTATCTATTGTGTCGTCCATAGAAAGTAATTTACCAGTCGTATCAAATATATTTGAACTTTGTAGATTTTTCTTACCATTACGCATACCAAATTGAAGAGTATTTATTATAAATCGTATATCACTATTTGATTGTTCGTATAACTCCTTTAATTCGGATTCTTTTATTTTTATTTTTTCAGTTACTACAATGTTGTAGAGCAATCTATATATTTCTTGATAACTAGGCTTCACCATTTTAATATCGAAACAATAATTTAAAATTGGTTTAATGGATTGATCGTACCTATCATTACATATACAAATAATTGGTATCTTCGTTTCTTTTATACATTCGGTTAAACACGATATAAAACCGTAATCACCTCCAGCATCTATTTCACTTACCACCAAGACATTTTCTTGTCCTTCAAATGTTTTTTTTATTTTTAAAAGCGGTTTAATTACAGTATTCATGTACTCTTTATCACGTTCGTCGTTTAAATCTAAATTTATAATGTTATAATCGTGTTTTTTTAAGATTAAGTCTACTAAGAGTGTCTTACCAATTCCAGTTAAACCAGATACTAATCCACATTTATTTTTCTTATCATCAGGATTCCATTCTAATAACCAGCGTATAAATGGCTGTATAACATTCCGATTTCCCACGAAATCTTCAATCTTTTTTGGCCTATAAATAGTTGTGAACATTATTATATTTTATTTAATTTAATTTAATATAATATTTTGTATTATTTTTTATTCATTTTTATTATCAAATAAAAATCAATCACTTTATTTACAATCATGTTCTATCATTTCATTAACTAATTCAATAAAACTAATTTTAGGTTTCCATCCTAATTCATTAAGAGCTTTATTACTATTTCCGTGTAATAAATCTACTTCAGCCGGTCTAAAATATTTCGAATCGATGAATATTAATTCGCGACCACTTGATTTATCATAACCAATTTCATTTACTCCTTCTCCTTTCCATCCTATATCAAAACCTTTCATTTTAAATGCTAATTCAATAAATTCGCGAACACTATGAATTTCGCCAGTAGCCAAGACAAAATCTTCAGGTGTATCATTTTGTAAAATCATCCACATTCCTTCAACAAAATCTTTCGCATGACCCCAATCTCTAAATGAATCGATATTACCCATAATAAGCTTATCGGCTTCACCTCGTAAAATTTTCCCTAAACCAATTGTAATTTTTCTTGTTACAAAATTATGTCCTCTTCTTATACTTTCATGGTTAAATAATATTCCATTACAAGCATACATTCCGTAAGATTCACGATAATTTTTAACAATCCAATAACCATACAATTTAGCTACACCATATGGTGATCTCGGATAAAACGGTGTTGTTTCTGTTTGAGGTGTCTCTTGGACTTTGCCATAAAGTTCACTTGTAGATGCCTGATAAAAACGTGTAATATGTTCTAAATTATTTATTCTGATTGCTTCTAGTAATTTAAGAACACCACAAGCATCAGTTTCTGCCGTATATTCAGGCATTTCAAATGATACTTTTACATGTGACTGTGCTCCTAAGTTGTAAACCTCCAATCTTATCATATCTACATGATTATTTTTAATTTCTGATAAACATTTCACTAAACAAGTGCTATCTGTCAAATCCCCATAACGTAAATGTAATTTATTAAAAATATGGTCGATTCTAGATGTATTCATCGATGACGATCTTCGGATAAGGCCATATACTTTATAATCTTTTTCTAACAACAGTTCAGCCAAATATGAGCCATCTTGTCCAGTGATTCCTGTGATAAAAGCAATTTTACTCATTGTTAAATATATTTAACATATTATATTTAACTTTTTTTTGTATTAAATTTAATATTAAATAAATTACTTCGATTATATATTTAAATACAAAATATAAATATTTATATTATGATAACATGCAATTTGATGGGTGGATTGGGAAACCAAATATTTGAAATTTTTGCTACAATATCTTATGCCATTAAAAGTAGAAATCAATTCAAATTTTGGAATGTTTCTACACTTGGTGGCGGTTCAACTACTATACGAAATACATTCTGGAATTCTTTTTTTAGCAGATTACAACCATTTCTAATTGATAATATTCCACAACCTATTCATGTAATTCGAGAGAAAGATTTCACTTTCAACGAGTTGCCAGTATATGAAATGTTGGACGTAGATTGTATAATTCATGGTTATTTCCAAAGTTATAAATATTTTCACGAACATTATCAAATAATATGTCGAATTATTGGACTAGAAAAAATGAAAGAAGATCTAATAGATAAATTAAATTTAAATCATGAATATTTAAACCATTGTATTAGTATGCATTTTAGAATAGGTGATTACAAAAAAATACAAGCATATCATCCATTAGCAACATATGAATATTATAGAAATTCACTGAATTTTATTAAAAACAATAGTACTCAATTATACGATATTTTATATTTTTGCGAAGATACTGATATAGATGATGTTATACAAACAATCAATAGACTCGAAAACGAATTTCCAGATTATAAATTTACAAGGGGAGTTAATACATTAGAAGACTGGGAACAAATGTTATTTATGAGTTGTTGTCATCATAATATTATAGCAAATAGTTCTTTTAGTTGGTGGGCTGCTTATTTTAATTGTTGGCCGGACAAAATAATATGTTATCCATCAATATGGTTTGGAGAAATTGCTAACAACGATACAAGGGATTTATGTCCTCCAGAATGGAATAAAATAAATGTCTAATCACGTATTTATCATATTTATACTGATTTTAAACCATAAATAATAATTATATTTATATTTATATTATTAATATTATTAATATTCATATTATTAATATTTAAAAAATAATAATTAATATTATCTATAATGAAATACATTATATTGTGTGGAGGTATTGGTAAAAGGTGTAATAATTATTCCTTACCAAAACCATTAAATTTCGTTCAAGGTAAACACATGATAGAATATATTATAGAGAATATACCATCAAATGATATTTATATAATTTATAATATTTTTTTAAATGAATATAATTTTTGTGAAATACTAATCAATAAATTTAAAAATAAAACATTATATTTTTCATGTATAGAATATTTAACTCGTGGAGCAGTAGAATCCGCATATGTTGGTCTCAGAAATTTAAATATAGATTCTGATGAAAATATAGTGTTTATTGATAATGATAATTTACATACAATTACAAACATAAAAAGATTTAATAATGATTTTATAGGTTATGGGATAGATTATGTTAATTTGAATTATTCATTTATAAAAATTGTAAATAATAATGTTATTGATATTGAAGAGAAAAATAAAATATCAGATAACTACTGCTGCGGGTTTTATGGTTTTAAAAACATAAATAGTTTTAATTTATATGCCAGAAAATTATTAGAAAATAATTATAAGACAAAAAATGAGTTCTATTTCTCTCAAATATACAAATTAATGATAGTAGATAATAGAAACATTGAACCATTTTATATTGAAAATACAAAGCATATTGGTTCATATAATGAAATAGTGAATAACAAAGATATTATTGCCAAAAATAAATTAAGAATTTGTTTTGATTTAGACAATACACTAGTAACAAATCCAACTACAAAAGGAGATTATTCTAGTGTAAAACCTATTTATAAAAATATTCAATTATTAAATAATCTTAAAAATGATGGACATGAAATAATAATTTATACTGCTAGGCGTATGGAAACACATAAAGGAAATATAGGCAAAGTAATTAAAGATATAGCTGCTATCACAATTGACACATTAGATAAATTAGATATTACATATGATGAACTTATTTTTGGTAAACCAATTGCTGATATATATATAGATGATAAGGCTATAAATCCATATATAAACACATTATCATATTTTGGATTGTTTTATAAAAACGAAGAATTCATACCAAATAAAATTAGTAATAACAAATTTAATCATATAAAAAAGATAGATAATTATATACTTAAAAGTGGTCCATACGATATTTTAAAAGGAGAATTATATTATTATCAAAATATTCCAAATGAATTTAAAGATTATTTTTCAAATTTAATTGATTTTAATAAAAATGATAATGAATTAGAATTAAAAATAGATTATATACCAGGAATACCATTATATTATTTATATAAAAATGAGCTTTTAACAACAAAAAATATAGATGAATTATTTTCTATATTAAATAAATTTCACCATTATAAAAATAATGATATTAAAATTACAGATGAGAATATAAAAAATAATTATATTTTGAAACTTAAAAATAGATTTAATAATATAGATTATCCATTTACTGACTCAGAACAAGTATTTGACGATATCATAAAAGAAATAGAAAATAATTTTAGTCCTATTATTGGAAATATGATCCATGGAGATTTTTGGTTTTCAAATATTATTTTGACATACAATGATAATTATAAATTAATTGATATGAAGGGTCAAGTAGATAATATATTAACAATTAATGGTGACATTTATTATGATTATGGTAAATTATATCAAAGTATATTAGGATATGATTTATTATTACATAACCAGAAATATAATGAAAATTATATATTAAATATGAAGGCATATTTTATAAATAAATGTAAATGTGCTGGATTAAATATTCCATATTTAATAGCAATAACAAAAGGTTTAATTTTTGGAACATTTCAGTTTATTAAAGACCATGAAAATATAAAAGAATCAGTATGGAAATTATTAAAATCTGATTTATTAAATAAATACTAATTCGTCTTCAAAAAATTATGTATTTGAATAACATAAACCGTTCATAGCTCCCAATTCTAAAAATATTCTGTCTGGAGAAATATTGTTAATAAAATTTTTATAAACATAAATATCTTCACCTCGCTGTGAATAAAAAGTTTTGATTGTATTATAATATATAGTTTTTATATTATTTAAGTTATAAAATATAAAAATTAATATTTATAATATTATAAATGCAAAGACCTGGTGTAGGAGTATTAGTAATATTAAAATGTAACAATAAAGTGTTATTAGGAAAGCGTAAATGGTCGCATGGTCACGGAGAATGGTCGTTTCCAGGAGGACATTTAGAATTAAATGAAACAATAGAAGAATGTGGAAAGAGAGAATTATTAGAAGAAACCGGAATTGACTTAACAAATGATCCAATAATTACAGACGAGTATACAAATGATATTTTTATTAAAGATAAAAAACATTATATAACATTATATCAAAAATATATTATTGATGAATTGTTAATTCCAGAATTAAAAGAACCAGAAAAATGTTTTGAATGGAAATGGTTTGATATTAATAGTTTACCAGATTCATTATTTTTATGTTTAAAAAATTATTTAGTTAAATATACATTATAATTTTATATATATATGTGTATAAATTATGAATATTTTGGATTTTTCTGTTTTTGTATTTGATTTAGATGGTGTAATAATAAACAGTGAATATATTCACTATGAATGTTATAAACAAAGCTTTAAAAAAATAATAAATGTTGATTTAAATTGGAACGATTATTGTAAAATACATCATTCAACGACAACCACGTTTAAAAAAGAATTTCCAGTAAATTATAAAGAAATTTATGATAATAAAACAGACTTATATAAAAATAAAATAGAAGATATAGAATTAATATCTGGATTTTATGATTTTTTTAATTTATTAATAAAAAATGGAAAATATATATGTATTGTAACAGATGCATCCGATGAAATATTTATTAAAATACTTGAAAAATTTTCATTTTTAAAAAAATCAAACATTATAATAACACGTAATAATATAAAAAAAAGAAAACCTAATAGCGAATGCTATTTAACATTATTAAATAAATTGCCGCGTGATATTGAAAATCATGAAATTATATCTTTTGAAGACTCATATAAAGGATGGACCGCAGCACATAATGTTATTTACAATTGTATATTGGTAAATAATACATCATATATATATTATGATACTATAAAACCTCAAAATTTAATAAATAATTTTGATAAAATCGTGGATTATACTTTTAAAAAAAGAATAGATTATAAACCATTTTATATATCATCAAAAACAATACACAAAGAGAAATGGCATGAATTAAAACATAAATTTCCAATTATTGCAAATTGGATAAATATTCATAAAAAAAAAACCGATATGAATAATAAAGATAAAGAACAACTTTGTAATATAATTAAAAATGATATTGATAATGTAAATTTTGGAATTTTATATCTTGAACGAAATGATAAAGATCATATTGGTTCTTTGATAGAAATTGGATTACTATTAGCAAAACCATCACAAATTTATATTTGTGGTGATAATATTTTTAAAGACGAAGTATTATTTAATTTTAAAAAATATTTAAACTTTAAATATGTTAATATGAGTAATTTATTTAAAATATTTACTTGTATTCAATATGATATGAATCCTGATTATAATAATTTTATAAAAAATTTACAAAAATGTAAAGAAAAAAATATAAAAACTATACAAATATATGAAAAACCAATTGATTATATTGTAATATGTGCATCTGGAAAAGGAACACGATTATTACCAATAACAAAAGATATACCCAAATTATTAGTAAATATTGATAACTTAAATATATTAAATAAAATAATAAACTATTGGGACAAATATTCAAATAAATTTGTAGTAATTATTGATTCAAAATATAATGAAATTGTAGATTTTTATTTAAAATTAACAAATATACAATATGAAATTATAAACGTTAATTGTAATAATGGAGAAGAAAATAGCTATACACTAAATAAAGCATTAAGTGATAAAAAATATACAAATAAAAAATTATTAATAACATGGTGTGATATTTATCCAGATTCAATTATTCCGGAAAAATTATTTAATAATGAAAACATAATTTTTACGTATAAAAACTATGGACGATATGATGCAATAAATAATAAAATAATAAAAAAACCATATGGAAATATTATAGGAATTTATTATTTTTCATCATTTAATCATGTTACAGATTTTGAACCAAAAATGGATATTTGCGATTGTTATAAAAAAAATTTTGGAGACTTTATAACATATGAAATCGAAGATTTAACAGATATTGGTGATTATCAAAAATTATGTTATTATATAAACAATATTAAAAATAATTATAATACAAGATATTTTAATAAATTAAATGATTTATCAAATAATATTTTAGAAAAACTATCAACATGTAGTTATGGTAATGGTATAATTACAAACGAAATGTTATTTTATAAGTATAATTTGTTAGATAATATACCAGAAATTATTGAATTTGGATACGATTATTTTAAAATGAAAAAAATATTAAATGCTAATAATGCAATAGAAATATTTAATATAACCGATATTGAAAGTCAAAAAGAAATACTTAAAAATATATTAAAAGAAATTCAAAAAATACATAATTTAGAAAAAATAGAAGTAAGTAAGTCTATTTTGTTAGAAGATATTAAAATTGAGTTTTATGATAAAGTTTTACAAAGATTAGATAATATTCAACAATTATTATCTTATTTTAATAATATTAAAACCGTAAATAATATTTATATTAAATACGATCATAAGTACATTATTAACAAAATTTATGAAAAAATAAAAAACAAACTTTTAGAAAATAAGTTAGAGTATAATACAATTCATGGAGATCCTCATATGTCGAATATATTGATCGATAACAAAAATAAAATATGGTTTATAGATCCAAGAGGATATTTTGGAAATTCAAAATTATTTGGATTAAAAGAATATGATATTGGTAAAATAATTTATTCGTTAAGTGGATTTGATGAAATTAACAATAATAATAATCATTTTTTTATAATTAATGAAAAAAATAATATTGATACAAATATTAATAATAACATTAATAATTATATATATTTATTTAATGAATATGATACAGAAATGTTAATTAGCATGACAATATTGCACTGGTTTGGATTAACAGATTATTCTAAAAATAATATACATAAATGTATTTCTTCATATTATTATGGAATTTATTTATATCATTTATATTATGAAAAAACTTAGAGATATTTATTATAACATATAATATATTATAATGAATATTTTAATAACTGGTGCTGCAGGATTTGTTGGATCAAATATTTTAAACGAGTTAAATAATGGATTGAATAAAATAACTGTTTTTGATAATTTAAAAACAGGATATTTGGAAAATTTACCAAAAAATATTTGTTTTGTTGACATAGACTGTTCTGACGAACGCATACTAGAAAGAGAAGACTTATTTGATTGTATAATTCATGTTGCGGGTCAAGCAAGTAAAGAAGGTAGTTTTAAAGATGTTTTTTATGATTTAAACGCAAATGCGAAATCTACACTTGTATTATTAGAATACGCAAGAAAAATAAATTGTAAAAGATTTATTTTTATAAGTACAGTTTGTGTATATGGCGGAACATCTAATCCAGGTATATATAATGAAAATAGTGAGATTAAATATGATACATTTTATTCAATAAATAAATATACAAGTGAAAAATACTTAGATTTATACAAAAAATACTATAATATTGACTATACAATTTTTAGATTATTTACTTGTTATGGTCCAGGACAAGATTTAACAAATATGTCAAAAGGAATGGTAAGTATATATTTAAGTCAATATTTAAGTAATAAAACTGATATTATTGTAAAGGGTAATTTAGATAGATATAGAGATTTTATATATGTAAAGGATGTTGCATTTATAGTAAAAGACGCAATTACAAATAAATTATTATTCAATGAAATATTTAATTTGGGCTCAGGAGAAAAAACATCAGTTGGAGAACTATTAAATATTATATTTGAAGAAGGAAATTTTAAAAAAAATATTATTATCGAAGAAGAAATTATTGGTGATATGATAGGATGTGTTGCAGATAATACAAAACTAAAAAATATTTATAAAAATATTTTTGAATTTACTAGTGTAAGAGATGGTATTCGTAAAATGATTGATTATTATATATATAAAAAATAAATTTATAATATTATTTATAAAAATTATTTAATATATTAATTAATTCATTTTTATTAACATTATTAATGACATTATTATTATATTGAATACAGCTTGTGCATAATTTTAAAATATTTTTATTTTGGTGTAATAATAGGTATAAAGGTCCAGAATCTTCACCCAAAAATATATCACATTCATTTGATTTGTTTATAAAATAATCAAAATCTGGTCTATTTTTAAATCGTTTTGTAGAGTCAATTATATTAGAATGATTAGGTAAAACTACTGGAATTAAATCTTGAAAAACATGACAAATTTTATTATTAAAAATACAATAATCAAATAATGTATTATATATTTCAGGACTTATATTTTTGTGAGGCCATTTATTTGAATTTCTTAAATATATAATGATCTTATTTGACCGTTCATGGTGATTTTCTTTTGCACAAACTTGTATACTATTAATACAAGTGTTATTATTAATATTATGAAATACAGCATTTTCATTATTTATTTTATAAATAATTCCATTATTACAACCATGTAAATTAATATATCTTGAACCATCTACATGCAATGTATAAAATATATTTGAAAAATTTAATTCTAACAATATTTGTTCATATAATGGACAATGTAATCCTCTTATATATGATAGGTTCCACCCGTCATTACCAAAATAAGTATTTTTTAGGACAATATTTTCAGTATGATTCATTGAATTTTGATCTCCGTCTTCAATATGTTCAGTTGTATTTGATAAAAATTCAATATCATCAATTTCAACAATATGGTCACATAAATTGTTTAAAAAGCTCTTTGTATTTTTAAAAACAATTGCAACACAAATTTTATTAATTGATTTCATTTTACTATAAAATTCATATACTAAACTATTATATACCCATACTCGAATTCCATATTCACCATCAATATATGAAATAAATGCATAATCTCCATATATTTCTCTTAATTGAAATAATAAATTCTTTATATCATTTTCATTATTTGATACAGAATAAATCATTATATTATAATATATTTATTTTTATATTTATTTTTATTTTTATACGAATAAATTTTTTTCATACTTTAACCAATCTTTTGAATGAATATTATTCATTCCAAGACCAATATCTAGCTTAATATGAGTTATATGTTCTGGAATAATAGTAAAATTTATAAATCTATCCATTATAAATATATATTTAGAATTAATTTTAATATCAAACTCGTTTAAATATATATATATATATATAATTCTAATTATATATATATAATGGATAATTATAATACAACTAAAAATATTGTAAATAATAGATTATTATTTAAATTATCTCAAATCGGTTATGCTTTAAATTGTGATGTTTTATTTACAAATAGAATTCCTGAAATTGAACAAAATATTAAAATAGTCCATAATTTAAAACATGGTGATAATATTTTTATATCTGTATTGTCAAGTGAGCTTACTATTAAGTTACATGAGTTAGTTAATATATTAACAAATAATGAGATTAAAGTAAATTTTTATATTATGTATGAACCCATAGTTCCCTTGGAAATAATAAATTTACTCCTCCCTCTAGCTATAAATATGTTTATTAATAATAATATATATGAACATCCACAAATCCATGGTATGCCTATAGGTATTCGTGATTGTGGAAAAGTTGTATCAGTTCATAAAGAGTTTTCACATGATTATATGTATAATGAAGGTTTGAACTCTGTAGAAAAAACAATATTATGTTTAATGTGCTTTTCATTTACACATTTTGAGAGAAATAGATGTTATGATATGTTAAAAAATCAAAGTTTTGTTGTAAATCTAAACGATAATACTTACGAAAAACAACCTTCTATACATTGTGGTAAGGTACCTGTATGGATAAATTATGAATATACTCATAAATCAGTTTATGTATTATCACCGAGAGGTTACGGTGAGGATTGTCATAGGTTTTATGAAGGAATTTATTTAGATAGCATTCCCATTGTTAAACGCACTAATACACCATTTGATAAATTATACAATGTTTTTCCTTGTTTAATAGTAAATGATTGGAATGATGTGACACAAGAATTATTAGAAAACAATCGTGATGAATGCACAAAAAATTTAATAGAATTTAAAAAAAATTATCCGAACGCTTTTACAGATATAAATAGTATCCAAGAATTATTATTGAAATTATAAATATTTATTTTTGTGAAATGTAAATTTTATCTTTTAAATTTATAAATTTACAATTTATAAAAGTCGGGTCATTTGTATTTGGATGATTAATTCTAATAAAATTTATGCTATTCATATATTGTGTGATATTTTCAGTATTACAATGACCAGCACCAATATATTGATTACCATCTGGTTCAGCAGTTACATATACAACTCTTTCAGATAAATACTCTTTTGCGCCCTTTAATATATCAAGATCGGATCCTTGAGCATCAACTTTAATATAATCAATATAAGGAAATCTTTCCCAATCAAACTTATCAAAAAACATTTTTAAATTGTAAACTGGAACCTTTATAATTTGTTTAATTGGACCTAAGTAAATTTGATCATGTGGATATAAACTTGAAGTACCACAATCCTTAGAATTTACATAAAAATCCATTTCTCTAACTTCATCAAAGTTACTTAATGCTACATTAAATATGTGCATTCTTCCAGAATCTATATGAATTTTATTTAAAGGTGATCCTGCCGCCGCATGAGCAGGATGTCTTAATTGAATATTACCTTGCATTAAACATTGGTATGCTTCTGGATTAGGTTCAAAACCAAATACCATTACATCATTTTCATTATCAAGCCAATTAGACGATTGATTTGCTCCATATGATAAACCAATGTCGATTTTTACATGAGTACAAATTGAGGGTATATTATAACTATTCATTATAGTTTATATTATTAATATAGTCTTTATATTAATATAAATTTATAACATTTATTAGACCTTTACACTAATTATGTTGTCTAATTTATCAATTTATTCGGTTCACGCAATGCGTTTTGTAAATCATCTGCTACATGTGAAGCTAGACTTCTAAATATTCCTATATCGTACATTGATGTAAAATTTATCATATGATTTTCATCATATAATATATTTTTTCTAAAATAATTATGATTTACCCAAAATTCATTAATATTAAGTCTCCTATCAAATATAAATCCATTATCAGATAATATTTTTCTACATCTTTCATCTTTATCAATATTATGACCATCTAACTCTATGCATATTACATAGATTGGGATGTTAAAATTCATAGTATTCAAAACTACTTCTTCGCCACCTTCAACATCAATTGAAAAAAAATCAATATATTTTATATTACTTTTTTCTAATACAGATGAAATAGGTTCTCCATTAACATAATATTCAGTTGAATTTTTATGCCAAATATCTTTAAATTTTTCATGCATTGTATCAACTAATCCAGCAGTTGCGTCATCGCCTACAAATTTTACTGGACCATATGTATTATTAATCGCAACATTATAACATTTACATTTTGGTCTATTATTAATCAAATAAAAAAACTTATATGTTGGTTCAATAAGTGTCCCAGACATTTGTAATTCGTCTTCAAAAAATTTAGTATTTGAAAAACATATTCCATCCATAGCTCCTAATTCAACAAATATTCCATCCGGACAAATTTTATTAATGAAATTTTTATACACATAAATATCTTCGCCTTGTTGAGAATAAAAAATTTTCATATAGTTATATAAATAGTATTATCTTTATATAACTATTTATTACTAAATATATAAATATCATTTGCACACAACCCAATTTTTCTTTGGTTTATGCCAGAATGGTTTGTAATATATTTCGCCTTCACTTATTAATGCTGCTACATAACTTAAAGAACTAGGCGATGTTACTAATATATCTCCGGCTACCATACCAATAAATGATTCAATAACATCATGATTAAGATAAAATATAACATTATCACCTGATAGATCATTAAAATTATTCGCGTGACCTTGTGAATAAATATGAAATAATATATCTTTTTCTATATATTTTTCTCGTATTAAATTCATTATACTTAAATAATAACTATTTGGTGTAGTAGCTCTATCCCCAGCTAGTCCATTATCACATGAATTTTCTCTCCTAATATGAATGGCAATATTAAATTTGCTATTATTAAAATAATTTTTTGTTTTATTTTTCCAAAAACAATCTTTAATATATTTCATATGTTCACTTTCACAACAAATATCAATATTATCTTCAAAAAATTTCATGACAACTGTTCCATAATCTAAATATTCACAGTTCATATCATCATCAACATTTATTAAATTATCCTTTAGATTAATTAGATTTTCTAAGTTATCAATATATTCTGGATCATTAGTATAATTATGTTCAACGTACTTAAATTTATCATACGCAAAACTCATGTTATTCATTTTACAAAATATATATGTTTGTATTATTCTCTGATATTGTGCGCCAAATCCGTCTCTAGATTTAATTGAAGTATAAATTTTATTACTATTCATAATTAGATTTATTCAATATCTTTAAATATTAATTTGAATAATTTCTTCATCAGTTAAATTATTATTATTAATAGGTATTAATTCATGATATTTAATATTATTACTAAATTTATAATTATGTTTATTTATTTGATCAACAGCATTAATAATAATGATCTCAAATCTATTGCCAATTAAATTATTTAACAAATGATTCAAATTATTGAAATTTTCTGAGATATTTAAATCAATTGATAAATCATTAATACTAAATTTTATTTTATCCGTAGGTTGAGTTGTGTAAGAATTATTATTGCTTACTAATCTATTAATAAATAAAAATTTTAAATAATAATTTGTAGATAAAACAATATCCTTCAGACGGTTAAATCGGCGTATAATTTTTTGTATAGTTTCGTTATTATTTTCAATATGAGGAAATATTAAATTATATTTAGAATTGAATAAAATCTTACCGTTTGGATTTAATATAAATTCTTCGGCTTTGTTACAAATTAAAAAATTATCAATTTTAAAAAATTCATCATGTACAAAATTATCAACAGTAATATTCTCATGAAACAAGATAGAAAATAAATCAACAATGGATTTAGGTGTGCTAATTATCCAATCAAATGGAAAACTATAAATTCGTTTATTAGTTTTTCTCAAAATTTCTGCTGTTGTACATTGAAAACCGATTGGTATATAAATAGATTCGGTAATATAAATCTTATTGAAACAATGATTCCACCAAATTTGTTTACTAGTTTGTGTTTCTTGTCCCATTCTCTCCAAATGTATTAAACAATTATCATATACAAGAACTCTAAAATCTTGATGATAACCTTCACGAAATATTTCAGGCAATAAATGTATATCATTTGTAATATTATGCGGCGTGCATTCTAAGCTAGTAAATCCGTCATATTTTTCATTTCCATTAGTAACCATCTGTTTAATATTTCTTTTGGTGTTTTTTATCCAATAATAACTTTGACCTCCACAATCAATCCAATGTGTTTTTCCACTTTCAATATTAATAATTGGCTTACATAATCCAGAAAATAAATCACGGTCATTCATTTTTTCACCATTAAAGATGATAAACCCTAACCAAAACATAACATTTCTATCTGGTAATTGTGCTGCATTAAATCTTACTTCGCCACAAATTTCATAATCGCCAATATATTCCTCAATGTTAATATCTTTAAAAGGAAACACATCATTTTCGATACAAACACTTATATTATTATTTTTTAAAATAAAATTCTGGTATACATATGTAAATGCCAAACCATATGATTCTCCAGCACCAATATAACTTCTATTAATTTCATTTATAATATTTGGTATCTCAATAGTCGAAACATTATGTTTTTTACATATTTCTCTCATTGTATTTTTAATATTTTCATTAATACCATCAATATAACAAAATATATTGATTAAACTACCTTCCTTACATTTAAAAAATTTTCTAATCAGTAAAATTTGTTGCTCTATAAATTTGAATGAATCGCGATGAGCCAAATAGACATCAATTATTGTCATAAATATATATTGAAATCACTTTTAAATTATATTATTAATAATATATATAATTATTAATATAAATAAATTATTAATAAATATTTATTCATGATTCATCAGGAATATATATTGCTTATTATGAATTGTAAAAAATACTTTAAAAAAGCAGAACTCCAAAAAAAGACTTGGCTTCAAAAAATACCTCATTACTTACAATATTTTCATGTTGTTGGTGAACCCGAATTAAATACAAAGTATAAATTTGATAATGAAAATAGAATTTTATGGATTAAAGTAGAAGATGATTATAACTCATTACCAAAGAAAGTTATAAGAGCTTATGAAGCTGTTTATGAAACATTTGATTTTAAATATTTATATAAAACAGATGACGATCAGATTTTAGTAAATGAAAAATTTTTAGATGTAATAAAAGGAATCACAAGTAATAATATTAATAATAGTAAAAAAATCCATTATGGTGGTTATATTGTAGACGTTAAACAAGACCATTTATCACAATATCATAAAATTCATCCAGAATTGCCAAAAAATTTACCCATATTCAAAACAAAATATTGTAGTGGGCGTTTTTATTTTCTCTCAAAGGAAGCGATAGTAAATCTTCTTAGCAAGAAACAATTCATTGAAAAAGAATATTTTGAAGATTATGCTATAGGATTTTATTTAGACCAATATTACAAATTAAATATCACTAATTTAGTAACAAATAAATTTTTTGTTGATATTGAGTTAACAGATTATTCAACAATTTTAGAAGATAAAATTTAATACTTTATATATTTACTTTATATATATTAAATGAATATATATAAACCAACAATAAATAGACAAGCAAAAAAAGTAGGACTATTTTGTAACGCAAGGGATGAAAAAAACATAAAAGAATGGGCGGCACATCATTTATTAATAGGGTTTGACGTAATTATTATATTCGATCACAAATCACATATCCCATTAACAAATGTATTTTCAAATTTTGACAAAAGAGTTATCATAATCAAAACTGATTTACCAGACGGAAATATAAAAACTGGACTAATGAATAAAGCTATACATATTTCAAAAAAATTAAATATGGATTGGTTTATATATTTGGACGCAGATGAATTTTTAATATTAAATAATAAATTTAAAGGTGTCAAACAATTACTAAATACTTATTCTTACGCTGATTCATTAGCTATAAATTGGCTAGTGTTTGGAACAAATGATTTAATTACCGAACCATCCGGTCTTATATTAGAGAATTATACAAAGTCCTGCAGAAATTTGGACCAACACGTTAAATCTTTTGTTAGGACAAATGAAGTAATATATTCAGATAATCCTCATTATTATAAAATTAGAAATCCAAATAAAATGTTGGGTTTAATCAATATAATGACACCACCATATTGTTTCAATAAGTTATTGACAAATACACCATATTATATGTCTCCAGCATATATAGCACACTATATTTATCAATCAGAAGAAACATATATTAAAAGAAAAATAAATATTATAGCTGATAATGGTACTAAACGCGGCGATTTAGGTAAAGAAATTCATAAACACTATAACGAGGTCGAAAATTTACAACCACAAAAATATGTAAAACAAATAAAAGAGTTTTTAGACTTCTATGGTTGAATTCTTAGCCCCCTTAAAATAGCTAATTCTTGCTGTCGCTTCATAAAAGCAACTTTATCTAAATCAAGCATAACTGGTGTATAATTAGTTGGTCGTCTTTCAATGTCACTATAATCTTCCCTCTGAGTAACAGATAAAGGTATTATTAGATACCACTTATGTATAGCTTGTAGATTAAACCAATGTTTATCAATAGCATATAAGTTATGATTATGTGGTTCTTTCATCAAAAGTAAAATTCCATCCTTATAATTTTTAATGAGTGTATCATAATAGTGTTTTCTTACAATATATCCTGTTGTAGTTTGACAATGTGTAACTTGAACGCATGTATCATCAACGGTTTTATAAGGAGGTAGATTATTTCCAGCAATTAAAACAACATCAAAATCTTTATGATTCGAGAGAAATTTATTAAATTGTCGTACAAATAAATCAGGATTAGTAAACAATATATCGTCTTCAACTATTAGGACATGTTCCCAGTCATTGGATTTAGCCGTTTCAATAATATTAAGGTGGCTCATACTACAACCAATAGCTCCATTCGTCATTTTAATCGCATTAAATCTATCTGCTTTGATTCCAATAGATTGAAGTTGGTTTTCAACATGTTGTTTTCTGTCAGGTCTAGAGAGAAGATTAATATAAAAAGCATGTTTTATGTCAGAAATGGACTTCATAATATTTATTATAGTATTATTTTAAATTAATATTATAATAAAATTATTATAATTATAATAATTATAATAAAATAATATAAATTTAGTAGTGAGTAACAAATAATTTTCTCTCGACAAATAATAATGTTGAAAGAAAATTATACAAAAGAAGAAAAGGTAAACATAGCAAAAAAAATAAAAGATATAAACATGAAAAATGTAGAAGAAGATATGAATAAGTTAATAAAAATTGGTGCTAACGCAAATATGATTTCCGAGAGATCGAAAATAGGAAATGATGTAGTTGATTACTTTACATTTGTAGCTAGATTAGAGACAAAAGGTAAATATGATGTAAATTATTTTGAATTTTTAGTTAATTTAGATACATTTCGAGAGAAAAAATTCATTCAGAATATGTTAAAATATTATGAGGATGTTAAAAATAAAAATAATACGAAACATGAATATAAAGTTTTAAAGGAAGTATATAATATATGTATTAGTGCTATTAATATAATGAGACCATTAAATTGTATTGAAATATATACACGATTTAATGCCAAACGAGTCTTAAATTTTTGCGCCGGTTGGGGCGGATCAACAGTAGCTGCTGCTGCGTTAAATCTAGATGCTTTTTATGGTATTGAAATAAATGTCGATTTAAAAGATCCTTACGATAAAATGATAACATATTTGCGCACAAAATCGAACACCAATTTCAGCATCCATTTTGGCGATGCTGCGGATTTTGACTATTCGGTTCTCGAGTATGACACCATATTTGCGTCACCTCCGTATTATTTTATTGAGAAATATGCCAACAATATTGGATATAAATCGAAGGCGGATATGGACGCGCGATTTTATAGGCCGGTTTTTTCGAAAACCTATTTACATCTGAAAAATGGCGGACATTTTATAATTAATATTTGTAAAGAAGTATATGAAAACATCCTTAAAAACTTATTTGGCGAAGCTCATATTATTTTTCCTCTTAAAAAATCGAAACGACAGAATAATTATACAGAAATGGTGTATGTTTGGACCAAAATTTGAGTCTACCTTTCGATAACGCAAGTCGCTTCGCTAAAAAGGTTGATTAAAACACTCCACCTAACCCTACTCTAGCACTAGCTTGTGCCCTTGGTTTAGCACCAATATAAGAAGCATATTGCGGAGAAAACTTATTTGGTACTGACGGAGGGTTTTGAGTATGGTTCGATATATGATTGTTACGAACATGTTGTTGATAAATTGGTGGTTGCGGAGGCATTATACTAGGTTGATGTTGTATTTGTTGATGTGACTGATGATAATTATTATATCCTGTTAAAGATTTGTCTTCATTATTATCCGAGTTATTCAAATTATTAAATGATTCTTCTTCAATTTCACGTCGTTTGTCATCTTGAATTTGTCGTAAAAGTTCAGGAGGGACAGGTTTACCCATTTTAATCAAATAATTAGCTACATTTTCACGCTTCTCTCTATTTGTTGGATAATAAGGAATATGGGACCAATCTGTAGTGGTTATTACTGTTTTTTTAGTTTCTTTAATCTTATCTGGGTTTATTATCTTCCTTTTTGGTTCCCTTAAATCATAGTTATAATATTCTTCTGAACCAAATGTAACATGTGTTAAAAACGTTTTAATATTTATTATTTTTATATTTGAATTATGCACTACAAATATATTATCATTTGGATTATCGGATTTATCATCAATCGTATATTTGAGTTGTGTTATTGTTCTTAAACCATCCACTCCGTCATCATATATCCCTCGCCATGGATCTTTCTTAGATATAATTCTTGATATTCCATCAAAAAGTTGTAAAATCTCCGGACTCCCGATATTATAAAATACACTTCTATCGATGATTATTCCAAATTTTTCACATCTCTTTTGTAAAACGTTATCTTCCATACCCCATCCCCAGAAACATGGAAACCCGTTTACCTTTTCAAAATCACTTCCTTTCATTACAACTATTCCTCCCAATGCGTATTTAAAACCATAGTAATGCTTTACAACACCAGGTGTTGTCTCATAATCAAATATTTTATTAAATGGCATAGTATCTACATCATTAAATATGAATGTAATATTCTTATAATGCTCTGGATATTTATTTTTTGCTGCGATGAAACCGATATTTTTAACAGCACCTCTATTAAATGTTCGAGCGTCGCATTGATGCGAGAAAAATATTTCATAATCATCCTTATTCTCTAATATAAAACTCATGTATTTACAGAAAAAAAACTTATGTTGAACACGGTTTCTGTAAGGAACAATGAAAATACGTTTGGGAATTATACCTTCTTCACTCATTTATAGTTATCATATAGTTTTTATTTTTATATTTACAACTAAATATACAATTTTTATCTAAACTGTCTCTAAATTATATTTTTTTAAAATAGCTGCCGGAATTAAACTGCCTTCTTTTACTATTTTTTCCAACTTTTTATAACATTTATTAATTGTCACCTCACTTGTTTCACTGACATTTTTTACGTCTTTTTTACTTATATTTAATTTACATAATTGAGATATAAAATAAACTATACCCGCAGCAATAGATGGTGGTGTATTTTCTGGCATCACATCCATTTTTTCTATTTTCATTGAAATAAATTGACACAGCTTTGTTAACTCATTATTTATATTTAATTTACTACAATATCTCTCAATAAACGCTTCTGGTTTTGTTTTTCCAAAATTAGTTTTTTCTTTACTATCCATATCTTTCTCTAAATCATTAATTATGGATAACGCATTTTTACATCCTTTTGTTGCACTAGTAGCGTCTAAATGAAAAATTTGCGCGATTTCTTTTGCGGCTCTTGGGTAATTGTTTATTCTACACGCAATGTAGATAGAAGCAGCAATAATACCATCACGGTTTTCACCTCTAAATCTGGAGTCTGATTCTGATATCTTCTTATGATAAACAATAGCATCATCAATAATTAATTTTGGAATACCCGCGTTCTGAGCCATTGTCGTAATGATCTGAAACTCGTCAAATTGTGATTTTTCCTTATATGGCATGGATTGCCATTCTGTATAACGCCTTATCTTTCTCATCTCATAACTCATGGGACCACAACATATTACTTTACATCCATAAGACGATTCTTTTAACAGCGGATTAATTGGCATACCACATCTTGTCGGATCAGAGTTTTGGTTATCATCTGCTCCATAATACCTCCATTCTGCGGTTTGGTCTACTAAATCTTTATAAATTATTCCACATTTATTATTCATACATGTCAAAAATCCTTCTTCAGAAAATGCTAAATTACTCTCACAACGCTCACAAAATTCGCGATTACCTGAACCGTAAATACACTCTAATGGAACCTGAACTTTTTCTGGATTTGAAATTTCTGAATCAAATATATTCCAGAGTTCAGACTTATTTATATTGGTATTTTTACGTTTTTGACTTTTATCTTTGTTCATCATTTTATTATCATTCATTAGATAAAATATTTTTAATTCAATTTTATTTATATTTTTTATATATATTTTTTTTAAGATTGTATAATATATGGGAAATAGCACATCAACCACTAAAAAAGCAGAAAATGAATTCGAAAACTTTGATGACATAATAGATTACATTGCCACCTACTATATTCTAACAATGGATTTCCAAAGCTTAAGCAAACTTTCAGAAAAAGCTTATTGTGATAAATTAGTTATTTTAACATCTGATATTATTGATAGATATTTTAATGATACAGAAATTACTTTCTTAGCACAAAGAATTAAAGATGGTCTTGAGGTAAATGACTTAAAGAAAGAAAAAGTAATATACATTAATAAAGATAATCTTGAGAGTTTAGATGTTTCTAATGACGTACAAAAAAGTATTCGCAAAAAGCGTATATGTATTGGAATAGCTAAATTTTATGTCAAAATCGCCCATATTTTTGCGGCTATTGTTATGACAATCAACCCAGTATATACTTATAAAGATTCTAGCGGACAAACTGTTAAATCAACACTCCTTGAAAAAGATAAAATCCCTAAAAATGTGAATCGAAAATTATTTAAGCTAAATATTTGTGACAACAGAATTAGAGCACTTAAAAATGGTGAATATGTAGATGAAAAAACTGGTGATGTAACTATTCAACCTCGAGTTTGTGATATGAACACTAGTAAAGATGGAGTGCCAAAAACACTTGAGAATGAACCTGGAATCCCAGAGCTTTTACGACTCTATTTAGATGATAAATACGATTATTCAAATGGTAGCTTTTTAGGTATGACTGACGAAACTAAAAAACAATTTCAGAAAGATTTACAAATATTTTATACCGCATTTACAGGCAATGAAGTAATGCCAGATACAATACAAAAATTTAGTGATATTAAGCTCCGTGATTATAGCAAACAACTTGGGTGTCAATCTTCTAATCCTATTTTAAAAAGTAAATACACTTTAAATAAAAAAGATGAATTATTTGTAAAATATGCTGATAATATTAAATCAATGATTCGAAATGCTTCTGATAATCAATATAAATTACTTGAAGTTATTAATGAATTATTTACTTATGTTACAGATCCTTATACGGGAAAACGTGTGATTAGAATAAATCCTAAACTAACAGATGAATCATTACAAAACGAAGTTGAGAAGACAAGAAAACTAATTGTGAATTTATATGTAACATGTGAGAATGATTATGTTAATGGTGTTAAGATATTCGAAGCTATTGTTGAATCGAAAATTGCAGAAACTACTCAAAAACAAATTGAATATCTTAAGAAAGAAGCAAAAAATATTATTGAAGAGAGTAAGAAAGTAGCTGAACCAACTAAACAAGTATTACCAATTCCTACAGATCTTAATAATACACAAATATCAATTCAGCCACCAATTCAGCCAGCAATTCAGCCAGCAATTCAGCCACCAATTCAGCCACCAATTCAGCCTCTATCTAATCTACCTACTTCAAGTAATCAATATCCAAGGGTATAAAATTATATGAGTATTATGGATTTACATTATTCAAAACAATCAACAATATCCATTATCGAAAATATAATAATTAAATGAATTAGCGGTAGTAATAAAAAGAACAATGATACTAATATTACACCGACCGGAAAGAAAAATGAGACAAAAATGTAATAAAAACATCTTACTTAATTTTATATAATGAGGATTAAATTAAGTGAAAAATACCAAAAAGAAAGAGAAGAAATATGTAATAAAATTATTACCATATTAGATTTAAAAGAAGATAATACTATTTTACTTTGTGATTTAGATGAAGATGTAGAAAAACAAAATAAAATACTTGAATTAAAAGAAGAAATACAAAAATATTTTGCTTGCTCTACTATTTCTTCTTTCAAACCAAATTTTGAATGTAAGCGACCTTATTTAAATATTATTAGAAGTATTCTACGACAACAAGATTATATATTTGAATGTGGAACAACTTTTACAAAAGTAGAAAATGGTATTTATAAAACTTCAACAAAATATAAAATATTTAGGAATAAATAAATAATTTAATTTATAAAGTAAATTATTTAAAAATAAAATCTTTAGTAAATATATAGAATGGTAAAAAAGAAAAAGAAGGAAACATTCAAAACTTTTAGAAATTTAGAAAAATCTAAATTCAAAACCATCAAAACAACACTCAAATCTGTTTTACTGAAATATGGAGAAGTTCAACCAATTATTACTAATTTAGTATTTGAAATAAATGATTTGGTTATTCATACTTATCAATTTATTAGGTTATATATTCTTTATTGCTTTCATAATAATTTAGTATTCCCTATATTTGATGATAAATTCACTTTTGTAAAATATTGTATCAAAACATTAGGAACGAAATCTAATAGTGGAAGAAAATCAAAAGATACACAACTTTTAGATACTTTACAAAAGTTTTATACTAAAGAATACCAACCTTTACTTAATCATACCAAAACTAATTTAGTGAATAAATCACATTTAATAAATATTATAGCAGAGCAAATTCAAGTTTGTATTTCTAATAATATACAAGAACATTTTATTCAACATTTTCTTCGTTTTATCAATAAGACCACAAATGATATTACAGAAGACAAGAAAGAATTATTTGAACTAAAACATAAACTACTTATGTTAGAAGAAACAAATGAAAAATTTAATAACTGGAAACACACTCATTTACCTTATATTTTACCAGCAAATATTACCAAAACAATATATTATGATGTGAAAGGAAGACAATTTGAGTATTTGAAAGGTATGCTTTATATGAATTCTGTATTAGAAACACAAGAAAATAAGTTATTTCAACCTTTACCATTACGAAACAATATTATACCAAAAAATATTAAATTTGATAGTTCTTGTATTGCTGAATTATTTTGTCCTGAAAGTGAAAAGAAAGGAGAAGTTCTAAAAAAGATTACAAATTATCAAAATGTATTATGGAGTAGTTTATTGAATATGAACCATAGATTATTCAAAAACAAACATTATACTTTTCATAATGAAATAACTACAGATGGAATTAGTTGTTCTTTATTGTTTATAAGAAAAGATTGTAAAGGAGAAGAAAAAAAACACAAACAAATCAATAGCGAAGATTATGAATATATTAGCATTGAAGAATTAGATATACAACAATTAGACAATTTGAAACAAAGAAATATAGTAGGTTTAGACCCTGGCAAGCGTTCTTTGGTTTATATGATGGACGGACAAGGTAATAAATTACAATATACAGCACCACAAAGAAAAAAGGAAAGCATGGCGAAACGAAATCAACAAATTTTACAACGAGAAAAATATCTAAACAAGATAAATGAGTATGAAAATGTATTGTCTTTACAAAATAGCAAATCAGTTAATTACAATAGTTTCAAATCTTATTTAGTTGAGAAAGATATGTTAAATAAACAAACTATAGAATTTTACAAAAAGGAAGTATGGAGAAAAATGAAGTTTAGACAATACTGTTATAGTAATAAATCAATAGATATTTTTTTGAATAACATAGAAAAAACATTTGGTGAAAATATTTTGATTTGTTATGGAAATTGGAGTAGGTCTTCACAAATGAAGCATTTTATGCCCACGATGAATAAAGGATTAAGAAAATTGATACATAAAAGATATGATACAATCACGATAAACGAATGTAATACAAGTAAAAAGTGTTGTGATTGTTTCCAAGACTTAAAACATTACAAAAACAAGGAAAACAAAGAAGAATTTCGTCTTTTAGTATGTTCTAACTGCGTGAGTTGCGAAAACAAAAAAATCGTATTTAGAACACGAGATGCTAATTCATCAATAAATATAATGAATTTGGGAAAATGTTGGATATACAAACAACAAAGACCAAATGAATTCTGTATTTCGTCTTTCACCATTTCAAATAAAAAAGAAGAAATGGAAAAAGTTAGACCATCAGTTGATTTTACGGAAGGTAATGCTTCCAGCCACCGAATTTTAGAATGAGTTTGTCTCATTTTTCTTTCCGGTCGGTGTAATATTACAGGAGTGCAGCTATCCATTATAAACTATATAAAATGATATTATGACTTTAAATAGTTTCATTAATAATTTTTACAAGTTCTTCGCTATTCATTTAGGTAATATAATAATTTATTTTTATATAATTTTTATATAATTTTTATATAATTTTTATTATATAAAAATCAGAGTCTGAAATATGATGTAAATATTTTTTACTTAATATTTACTGATGAGTTTGAGTTCTGGTGCGTCCACGAGATTGGGTTCTTGTACGAGATTGAGTTCTTGTACGAGATTTAGTTCTTGTATGAGATTGAGTTCTTGTATGTTTTTGTGTCATGGTGTGACCACGAGACTTTGTGTGATGACTAGTCATTCTGCTACCACGAGTACGAGACTTTGAAGCGGATCTTGTGCGTTTAGGCATTATATAAACTATAAAGAAAAAAATTTTAACGCCCGGTTAATTTTTTTGCTAAATAATTAATCATTCCAAATATTGTTGGTTGAATTCCACCACATTTTGTTCCCTTTTTTAACATTATAAATCGCTCTAAATATTCTGGATCTTGATAATGGAATATTACAACGATATTTATCTAAAGGATGTGGATTTGTTTTTAATTGCGCAGGGACAGCTTTTTCTGGTAATTTCTGCCTAGACTGCATAGCAAAATAAATATAAAATCCTGTAAATGATAAGGATTGTATCGGTAAAATATCTTGGTTTTTAAATTGAAAATCTCTTAAATATTCTTGGCATATAGAAAATCCCGATATATCTGATATATTTTCTCCTATACTTGGCCATGCGTCAAATTTGAGACCATCATAGCTAGCGAATTTTTCATATTGTTTTACTATATTTTCCTGAATTTTATAAAATGCTTCTTTATCTTGTTTAGTCCACCAATCTTCTAATACACCATCTTTATTATATTTGCTCCCAAGATCATCTAAAGCATGTGACATTTCGTGGCATATAGTAAATCCTATATGTGCTAAATTATACTCGATACCTCGTTCATCTAAATCAACAAATGGTTTTTGAATATATGCTAAAGGAATATAAACGGTATTTTCAGTAGGAATATATACAGCATTAACAATGTATGCTTGTGCGTTAATATATTTTATAGGCATAGTGGACCAATCTATTACAGGTCTGTTAATTACGTGTTTACCTACTAATTGTAACGATTGTGCGTGTCTCCATTTAGCGAATTTTAATACGTTTTCCCAACCTTTGTCTTTGTCAGGGCTGTAATCTATTATAGGATCTTCTGATGTTTTTTCGAGTGTACCAATTTGGAATTTGATATTTTCTAATTTATCCAAAGCAATTTTTCTTGTCTTTGGTGACATCCATTTATTTCTAGCAACAATTCTCTTGAATACAATCTTCAAATCTTGACACATTGCGCTAACATAATCAATTGCGGGTTGATTCGTATATTTTGAAACATATCCATCTGTCAATAATTTATTAAAGAACATTGACATTAAATGAACTAGTCTAACTTGAGGAGAGAAATCTCCTGGCTGACCTCTCTCAAATTTACCTTCAAATTCATAGAATAACTTCCAACCTTCTGGCATTGTTTTAAGCAGTTGTCTAATAGCTAGATAAATCCAATATGTTCTCCATTGCGGAGAGTTCCATTTTTCTCTTAATAATTTTGTTCCACAATACAAATAATTTATATTTGTTGTTACAAAATCATCCGGAATTATTGTAAATTCAAGGGCTTTACAAAATTCTTCCCAATTAAAACCAAATTTTTCTAATGCTTCTTGTTTTGAAATTAAATTATAATGAAATTCTTTATCTTCAACTATATTACATGATATAGCGGTAAACATTTCATATTCACATTTAAAAATATCATCAGTATTGAATCCATGATTTTCTCCCATAATAATATCAAACACTCTATTTAAATATTTTAAATACATTTTTCTATAATTATTTTTATATTTTTTGTCATTTTCATTGTCTCCTTGGTAATCAAAATATATATCTACATCCATAACTGATATAGTAGGTGGTTCTAAATAGCATTTATAAAATTTTGGATTTTTCTCATCGGCTTGTACCGACCATACAAAAGGAGCGCCCCAATTAGCCATTTCATTTTTATTTACTTCTGCTAATAAATACCATAAACCATTCGGATTTTTCATCATCATGTCAATTCCTTGAATTATAGGTTTGATTATTTTAATATTATCTTCAATTGTAGGAATCTGGTAAAATGAATCTATTATATTTTTAAGCGATTTACCTATTTCAGTATCTTTTGTCGCATCATTCGTAATATAGTCTTGTAAAATTTCATATAACTGCCCGTAAACCTTATCTTGAATCAATCTAAATTGATCTATTTGGACTATATATTTTTGATATTCCTCTAATTTTGAAGTCTCAATCCATCTTTCATTTATATATGAATAAAAATCATTTTGAGGCACAATATTTGATGGACTTACTGCTTTTTTAAGTTCTCTTACAACTGATTCTTCTAAATTATAACTTGCGGACGAAACATTTATTTTATTTTTTTTAAATATTTCTTCCACTTTTTTTTCAAATGGTTGATATACAGTTTTCGTTCTACCACATATAATTTCTCTCTGCTGATTTGATAATTCATTTACATCTCTTAATATATTTTCTTGTTTCTTTTTTGTTTTGGTCCGAATATTTGTCATTTTTTTCAGCGTTTTATTGAGCGGTTTATTCATATAATATATAATTATATATTATTTATATAAAATTACATGAATTTATTACATGAATTTATCTTCTATTTTATTTAACAAATCATTATCATATACAAGATTACCAGATGGTTTGTATGATTTAATTGGAGTATATTCTTTCTTCTGTGGTTTTCCGATTTGATTATCATTTTGTTTTAATAAATAATCATTCGGGTCCGACGAAACATTTGTTATAGTTTTTTGTCCATCTTCATTATCTTCTTCTTGTATTCTTTCTCCATATTCATTTATTTTTATACCTGTTTTCTTTTTTATTTCTGTTCTCACATATGAAGGAATCCAATGAATCCATGATATAAATAATAGATTTGGATGAATATAACGCACATTAAAACCACTTGTTTTTAGTTTATCCATTAAATAGGCAATACATGCTCCTTGATCGTATTTGGGAACACCCAAAATTGTTTCTGGAACTAAAAACCAACAAAATTGTTCGTCTACTTTTTGTCTTGATACAGTTCTTATTCTTACGTGTACACGGTTTAGTATTTTGTTAAACAATGCTAGTTTATTCAAATCTTGTTGTCTCTTTTTCTCATATAATTCATCGATATTTATTTTTTCGGAGAAATCTTCGAGATTATCAATAGTAAATATACTTGACATTTTGTATTCTTATGTGAAAAAAAAATACAAAATTAAATGAATAATTATGGGAAAATACTTATTACTATATCTTGTTTTTCTTCATTTGAATAGTCTTTATAATCTCGCATAAATTCCCTCAAGATCAGTTTTGATGACTCTCTTGATTTTAAATCATCTACATCACTGTAATCTCTTTTTAAAATTGCTTCTACTAATTTTATAATAGCGCGCTTGAATTTATATAATATTCGGTCACATTCTTCTATAGTTAAATTAGAATATTCTTGCTCCATAATTGGTTCCCGCCGGCTTATCATGCCTTTAAACTTTACATATTTTGCATAATAAAATAATTTTTCTGCCAGCATATCATCTATAGTTGGTGTAATGAATAAAGCATTTGTTTCAAATTCATCTACATAAAATGGCGAATAAGAGAGGTTCTCAAAAAATTGTCTGATATCTTCATTAATACCTCCAAATCCAATATCAGACAGTGCTTTAAATAATTTACCGTCATTATATAAAAGCTTTGTAATGTCTTTATTTATATTCTTCGGATTAGTTGGTAAACTTACAAAAACATTTATTTCCTCAGGAATCATCCATTTAATTAAATAAGCAATATGTTCCGATAGATTCTCCATTTTTTCTAAATCATAAACGCCTCCTACAAATCTATTTGGTATAATTAATATATCCGTATCCTCACTGAAATATTTTCCAATATCGATAATATCTACTAAACTTAATTGTAACGCACGACCACCTTTAAACATAAATAAATAATCTTGTTTGGTGTCATACAATCTATATAAAATCATACCATAAAACAAAGTGATAAAACAATTTAATATATTAGTGTTTACTAAAGTTTTTGTCATTTCTCTGAATTCTAATGTATATCTGGTTAAATAAGCTGGAACAATTGTTTCTAACAAATCACAAATTTTAAATCGCTTTTGGATATCACTTGTATATCTATCTATTTCATAAATTCCTAAAAATTTCTCTCTCATTTTCAATAATTCTTCCTCGTTTTCAAAAATTGGCTTCCAAAATTCAGGAACTACTCCTCTTCTATATCCAATATTATTATCTTCAGGTAAAGGGAACGGTAAAGTGAGTTTTTTATTAATGATCGGTTTATCTTCTACAATTTTTTCTTCAACTACTGTTTCTTCTATTGGTGATTGTTCTATTGGTGATTGTTCTATTGGTGATTGTTCTATTGGTGATTGTTCTATTGGTGATTGTTCTATTGGTGATTGTTCTATTGGTGATTGTTGTGTGATTTGCTGTTCGTTTGGTATTAATTCAGACAATTTTATTTTTGTTTCTTCATCTAAACCATCTTCTATAATATGAAATGGATTTGATTTATTTAATAACATTTTGATATTATTTACTCTATTTTTTTTTATTTCATGTTTGAAAGGCGACTCTTTAAATCTACTACTTAGATTATTAAAATTTCCACCATTCAAAAAGTACGCATTCAACATTCTAATGATATCATCGTCTGATAAAAGACCTGTTAAATTATCAAATATCACTGTTATTGGTGATACAAAATCATAAATAGATACAGGTTTTTTTGCTAAACTATATGTTTCTTTATCAACTGGTTTCCCTTCAATTGTTATAGGAATTAATGTATTTATTAATTTATTTTTGTCAAATGATTTAATGATAGAATTCACTGCTTGTTTGGTGTTTTTTTTGTTTCTTTTATTTTTTATTTGAATAATAAAATTATTTAATGTGCGTCTAAATAAATTCTTTTGTTTATACTCATCCGACTGTTCACCACCACGGTAACTTTTTCTTGTTATTCTTATTTTTTTCATTTTTTTTGTACGTTTTATAAATCTTGTACCCTTAATAACATTTTTTCTTTTTGTTATATGTTTTTTGATTTTACGTTTAGTCATAATATATAATGATAAACTAATTTAAAAGGATTTAAAAAATAAACTTAAATACTTTTAATGACAATCAAGCATTTGGTTATTTCAGGAGGAGGACCTATAATGATCCAAATCCTATCGGCAATTCAAGAATTAGAAAAAAAAGAATATTTAAATATGCAAAATATAGAATCTATTTATGGCACATCTGCTGGTGCTGTAGTTGGCATAATGATTTCACTGAAATTTGATTGGGAAACCTTAAACGATTATATAATTAAACGACCCTGGCAAGATGTTTTTCCTCTTAAAGTACAGAACATTTTAGATGCTTATAGCAAAAAAGGAATATTTGATATAAAAACAGTGGAAAAATGTTTTAAACCACTATTTGATGCAAAAGATATTTCACTAGATATAAATATGAAAGATTTTTATGAATTAACCAAAATAGACTTACATATATTTTCTTTTGAAGTTAACGAATATAAAGTAGTTGAAATCTCATACAAAACGCATCCAGACCTTAAGGTTTTACAAGCAGTTCAAATGACATGTGCTTTACCTGTGTTGGTTAGTCCAGTTTGTATTGATGACAAATGTTATATGGATGGAGGAGTTGGTTGCAATTATCCTTTAAGTTTTTGTATAGATGCTGGGAATGAACCTAATGAGATTCTTGGTTTCAAAAATAAATATTCAGATGAAAAAACATATATAAACAGTGAATCCACATTATTAGATTATATTTTGAGGTTTTTATTTAAAGCTATTTTTAATATTACTAATAATTATATTCAACCAATTATTAAAAATGAAGTTATATGTGATACTACATATTTAACATTTGATATTTTTAAATCCGCACTGACTAACATTGATGTTCGGCGTGAATTATTTGAAAAGGGAAAACAAACCGCACACAATTTTTTAGACACTTTACAAAACAGTATTTAAAAACTTGGTTAATGTTTCCTTAGATGGTTTTGCGTCATACTCGATAACTTGGCCGTCTTTTACTAACTTGATAGTAGGATAGCCTTCAACACTGTATTGATTCATCAATTTTTCAACTTCAGAAGTTTCTTCCGAACAATCGACTTCGGTAAATACAATTTTATAACCATTAATAGTTTTATTTTCATATTCAGACTTTATGTCATTCCAAATAGGTTTGGCAGCTTTACAGTGGGGGCACCAATCCGCGTAAAAAAATAATAGTTCGGCGGATTTTCCATCTAAACTATCTTTTGAGATTTGTTCGCTATTAGGCTTATATTTCGGTTTCATAGATGGAACAATATAATAAAAATAGTAAAAAACCAAGATTACTACAAACAATAAAACACATCCAAACAAAAGCATGGTATTTGTACTAATACCACTTCCTATGCTCATAACGCGAGACAAAATACCATTTGACTCTGTATTTAGAGCTGGTAACGAATTTGCGTTGAAATTAAAATACTTGGCCATTTATATATATATATATATTCTAAAAGAAATTAAGATTGTCTTTAAACGAATACTATATAAAGACAATTATTTAAATAAAATTAATGTTATTCAGAACTAATAAAGGTAATTTAATTGAAATAAAGAGAATTTCATTTATTAATGATAAATTATATTATGAAAAATTACTTGAAATAAATAAACCACTTCCTAAATTAGAAAAAACTTTTAATAACAAATATAATAAGTAAACCTATAAATAAAGTAAAAACATAACTACACACAATGTTGACACTCAATTGAGCCTGTACTTCTTTTGATAAATTAGATTGGCTACTGGCATTTCTTAAATAATTAGTCTGTTCGTAATTTAAGTACAATGTATAAGAAAGTAATAATATTATAATTATTTTCATGAATACTGATGTTAAGAAGAAATTACTTAATGGACTGATAATAAATAAAACAATTAAAAAAATAGATATAGCAGAGGAAGTACATACTTTTTTTGTTGTATCCGTAAAAGTGGTTAAACTGAAATGTGTGTTTGAATTCATATATATATATAATAAAATATATAAAAATAATAAATTATTCTGATAACTAATTATTATAATAACTAATTATTATTGTAATAACAAAATTAAATCTACTAGAAAGGACTAATTTATTTTTATATTTGGTTTACTTTATTTTATTTAAGTAATATATAATGAAAAACACACGTAAAAATAGAAATACACATAATAAAACAAAAAAGAAGTATACATTTACAACAAAAGACTATGAATCAGGTGACGGGATGATGGTATCCGTTTGGGGGCCTGCGGCATGGCATTTTCTTCACACAATTAGTTTCAATTATCCTGTTAATCCGACCGCAGAAAATAAAAAACATTATCGTGATTTTATTTATAATTTAAGATATGTATTACCATGTAAGTACTGTAGAATAAATTTGACGAATAATCTTAAAACCAAACCTTTATTAATGTCTCATATGAAAAGCAGAGAAACATTCTCGCGATATATTTATGAATTACATGAATTAGTGAATAAAATGTTAGGTAAAAATTCTCATTTATCATACTGTGATGTTAGAGAAAGATACGAACATTTTAGATCAAGATGTACGGAAGAAAAACCTAAAATATTTACATTTAAAAAAAACCAAACTCGAAAGAAAAAAGAAAAAGGATGTACTGAGCCATTATATGGTAAAAAAGCAAAATGTGTTATTAATATTGTTCCACAAGAAAATAAAATTGCTACATTCCAAATGGATAAAAAATGTATCAAAACTAAAGAATAATCAAACAAGAATCAAATGATAAAAGAAATCTAACTTTTCAATTGTGCATTAAATTTTTTACCAAATTATTGAATAAATAATTTAATTTTACATACCAAATTGAGAGAAATCGTTTAATATAGGAGCAGGCAAAAATTCGTTATTAATAGCATTATAGTTAGGAACTTTTTTGCATTCAAATGATGGCTCAGGGCATCTGGCACATGGCGGACATGGCGGACATTTTTCTTGTCTAGGATAAACTGTTGTGCTTACCGGACAAGCAGGACAGACAGGAGGAACTATTTGAGATTTAAGGATATATAAATCTTCTTTTCCGGGAGGTATTTGGCTTCTTGGAATTCCTGCTGGTAAAGTACTATAATAATCACTTGACAATGTTCCAGTAGTAGTAGTAGTGCTAATATTATCTTTTTGTACTTGAGGGGAATAAATAGGCATATTTTGACTTCCAGCAACAGAAGAAGGTTTTTTATCATTTTTCATATTGTTACTATCAGATCCGTAATATGGATTGTTAAGCTTATTCAAATAAGGTTGCGGTTGTTGATATGCCATTGAATACATCGCAGGTTGATTTGGTTGTCCTGTACTTCCATAATATTGTGTTGAAGTATCTGTCATCATTTGTGATCCAGAAGTGTTATAATAATAAGTTCCAGATGAAGTAGTAACTTTGATTCCTGTTTGTCCGTTGTCAGTTTTCACAATGGTAGCAGTTGCGCCATCAGGACCATAATAACTTGATGTATTTTTAGTACAATTTGTCTTAATTTCTATACCAGATGAAATTTGATTAGTGGTAGGTCGAGGTGGATTGAATGTCACTGGTTTAGATGAGCTAGGTAATGTTATTTCTAGTGATTGAGATCCATCGCTATTTGATATGACTTTCGCTGTTTTGCCGTCATTACTATAAAATGTTGTTCCAGGTGATAATTGTGTGGATGAACCAGTAAAGTGATTATAATTATCATATTGTACGCAAGAAGCAGTCGATGCACCAGATGATATTTTCATATTTTTATTATCCTCTTTATCATTTAAATTAAATGTTCCTGAAAATTTACCCGAAAATCCTTCTCTACCGTAATTACCTCCTAAAAAGGTAGATAATACCAAACCTAACAATAAAATTAGGAATAGAAATAATGCTTCAGTGTTCATTGTATAATTTATATGGTGAAAAAATTTAATTTATATTAATAAATATAAAATTTTAAAATTGAATTTACTTATATGGATTATATTATATATAATTATAATGAAAACTGACTTCGAACAAGCTGAAATAATTAATAATTCTTCCGATGATGAAGAATACGTATTACATAAGGTATTACATAAGACAAAAAAATTAAAAGTAGTCAAAGAAAAACCAAAAAATGTATTAAAAAGTTGTCATAATGAAGATGAAAAAGTATTTGAAATTGGAGTTGACGAGGCAGGAAGAGGTCCTTTATTTGGAAGAGTCTATACAGCAGCTGTAATTTTACCTAAAGATGATTCTTTCGATTACACGAAAGTAAAAGATAGTAAAAAATTTCATTCAAAAAAGAAGATTGAAGAAGCGGCAGAATATATTAAACAACATGCTTTAGCGTGGCATGTAAGTTTTGAGGACGAGAAGAAAATTGATGAAATAAATATTTTACAAGCTACCCAGTTATCAATGCATACTTCCATTGATGAAGTGAGAAAAAAATATAATAAAATAATGAAAGAAAATAACAAAAAAGAAAAGATTGATTTCAATTATAGTTTATTAATTGATGGGAATTATTTTAATCCAATTACATATCTCAATAAAGAGACCAAACAAATCGAAAGTTTGCCTTACATAACTGTAGAAGGTGGTGATAATAAATATGCTTCTATTGCGGCGGCCTCTATATTAGCCAAGGTTGAACGCGATAAATATATAGAAGAGTTATGTGAGGTGAACCCTGAATTATCAGAGCATTATGGGATTGATTCTAATAAGGGATATGGTGCTAAACGACACATTGATGGCATTAAGGAGCATGGTATTACAATTTGGCATAGAAGAAGCTTTGCGCCATGTAAGAATTATGTTTAGTCAGATTATGTTTAGTACTAGTACTATTATATTTAGCTATCTTTGATTGTAGTGGCTTTTGATATATTTTTTATGATTTTTTCTTTCTTATCGTTCTCGGTTTCCATAACTTCTATAACAATTTTATCATGGACATCTGATATTTTTGAGTATGCGTTTTTATATTCAGGGTATTTCTCTCGAAACTGCGGTAGTAACTTTATATTTTTATCAACTACTTTATTGATTACCCTTTTAAGCTTGGTTTTATTGTCATCTTCTTTGGTCCATTCTCCTTGATCTTTAACGTACATTGTCTCCCTCTTTTTATCAGTACAATGTACTGGTCGAATTGTTTCATCTAGGTTATTTAAGTTTTTTACAATTATTTTCGAAATACCTTCTACATATCCAAGTTCACCAACTTCCATCAAATCATTTAGTTGTAATTTTATGGAATCGACAAAATCGGTTATATTCATTGCGTTCTTACATGTTTCATTTAAAAAGAAATTTAAATTAAATGCTTTGTTATGAGAATTGGTATGAGTAGTATTGTTTGTATTATTTGTAGTATTGTGCGTACCGTTTTTAACAATTTCTAAAATAAGCTCTTTAATGTCTGATTGCTCTTTTCTCAATTCAGAATTTTCCTTAATTACACCGACCGGAAAGAAAAATGAGACAAACTTTCTATAAAAAATAAAAAAATGTTTTTCCTTCCTGTGATGTAAAAGCACCCCTAAGGGCATTATACTATTTGACATTAGGTTAGTATATTTTATTGTATTTTGTATTCTCTTCTATACTTTTCAGGTCTTTCTCCTGTTTCCATATATGATTTGAATACTTTTTGGATATTCTTACATCCATTCTTATCACGATTTATACATCCCTTCCTATTATTTTCCATTTGATATGTTAGGATAGAATGTATCTTTCGGTCTTTTTGTTTTGGGTCTTTCTTAAATTTCAAATATAAATTTTCACAAACCTCTTCTGTTTTGTATGATAAACAAGATGTTCTAAATTCATCTATATTATAAACCTTAAATGTTTCTTGTAATTTTCGCTTCAAAGTTAAATTTGGTGTGGATATAAAATTTCTCATTTGTTTTCCTATGCTCCAATCACCGATTATGATAATATGGTCTTTACTATATTTCTTCGCTATTTTATTCACCATATTATCTTCTGTTCGTTTCTTATTTATGTAAGAATACCATTTGTATTTACGAAATTTTAGTTCTTTGTATAACGGAAGTAATGTTTCATTTGCTTTTATTTTCGCATTTATGTATTCTTGAAATTTTTCTATATTACAGGTTTTAGAATTATATTTATTTAACCCTTCTTCAATTTCAGTTATTCCTATTCTATCTTTATAATGTTTCAGTAGTCCCTGATATTTCAATCTTTTTGTTTCTTTCAAATACATTCTGTTTGTATAAGAAAAATAATTTCCATCATCATCTATCATAGAAAATAACGACCGTTTTCCAGGGTCACAAAATATATGTTTTCCTTCTAAAAATTCTTTCGGAATTTCATCAATATAAGGAAATTCAGGATTTTCTCGTTTTTCTTCCTTTTTGGATTTTTTAGGTTTATCTTTATTTTGTAATCTCTTTTGTTTTGCTTGTTCTTTTTGTAAAATAATCTTATCTTCTTTGATTTTATCTTTTTGTTCTTTGGTTAATCCTTGTAATGCTTTCTTTCCTGATTTTTTCTTATCTTTCTTTTCTTGTTCTTCTTCTACAAAATCTTTATGTAAAAATCTCAACGAAGTAGCATATCCATCTGTAATAATGGTATAATCAAAAACATAATTCTTTCTTGATTGTGTTATATTGAAAAAGGTATTCCAAATAAATTCTTTGTTTTGTTTCAAACAATTATACAAATCTCCTTTTGTTTTATTTTTTGGGTTTCCTTTATTTTTTCCTGATTTTATTTCAGTTGTTTCTGTAATCCAAACATCTAATAGTTTTTGATGCTTTTCTGTATCTATAAATAATTCTACTAATGCTTTTGTATCTACTTGAATATGTCTTGGTATAGCGTTATTTTGTATAGGAAAAAACTGGAATGATTTTCTTTCTATTTTCTCTAACTCTAAACACATAAAAATCATATGTTTCAAATATTTATAAGGTGCAATTTTAATGTCATAGTAATAACTGGTTTCAAATATTTCAGGAACAATTTTATACCGGTTTTCTTTTAACCAACTATGATATTTTTCATCACAAGTAAGAGTATTATTGAGTATATCATTTTTGACTAAATTGATTTCTTTATAAAGTTGTCTCTTGAATTCTTTATTTTCAATTTGGTTTTGGTAAAGATGCTTAAAATAAGAATTTACAAATCGTTTAATATAATCAAAAAATCTCATTTTAATATTATTTTCAATAGAAGTAATCATAGTAGTAGAGTAATAATCTAAAATAGATGATAAATTACTACCATCTTCTAATTCAAATGAGTTTAGAATTTTAAACTCTTCTAATAAAATAGCATTATTACCTTTTGGTTTTTGTCCTGATGAAGATTTCATTATTGACTTCATACACATAGAAATAGTATCTGTTGTAATTTCAGATATTTCTTGGTTATTATGATATTTATAAAGAACCCATAATCTTAATAAAAAATAGGTTTTGGTTGTAATAGCATTCGTTCTAATAATTGCTTTCTGTAAGATTTCCATATTTTCCTTAACTTCTTTATTATCCTTGTAAAGAATAGAAGAAATAGGAAGTTTCAAACACCGATATTTATCAGGAGGTTCTTTTTTGGAATTCATCCTATATACTTACAAAAGAAAATAATTTTAAATAGTTTTTCCGCAAAATTATTTATTCCTAAATATTTTTAGTAAAACAAAAATGTCATATTATAAATAAAAAATTGAAATACTTTTTCATTTATATTCTATATTCATATCATAGTTCATATTATTACAAAAATGTCGCGTTCTTGTGGTTCAAAAAGATATATATTTCAAGAAGCAATAGACCATTGCCGTTGGAAAAAAGTATTACGCAATAATGTTCTTGTAAAAACAGAATTCCAAGAACATAATTTACATCAATTTACAGGTAAAAGTTTTAATGAAATATTACTATTTGTATATAATATTTGTGATAAAGTTGAAGGTATTGGAATGCTTACTATTTATGATATAACTTCTGCTATATGTAGATACAATAAAATAAATATTGAAAAGATTTATATAATAGGTAATGGTCCTAAAAGAGCAATCCGTTTGTTAGATATAAAAGCAAAATCACAAAAAATAGAAAATATAAGATTAAACTATGTTGAAATTCCTGAAATATTAAAGGCATTTCAGGAAAAAAATTATGAAATAAATTTACAAATAAAAAATAGTAATAATGGAGATGATTTTGAAAGTTATATTTGTAATTGGCAAAAAGATAAATAAAATTCTCTAACATAAAAATAAAAATTTGGAACCATATGTTCCTCTTTTTTATTTTTCAATTGTAATTTCTTCGTGTTTCATTTTTTCTTTTCGTTTTTGGTATGCTCTTTTCCTATATTCTTTTAATTTTTCAGGATTATCTTCTTTTAATTTTTGTAAATAATTCGCACCATTTTCCATAACCTTTTCTTTATTTTTTTCATAATATTTTTTATGATTTTTACCACAGGTATATTTTTTTAATCTTTCTTCTAATTCATTTATGCGTTGTTTTAACAATTCATTTTCTACTTTATAATCTTCATTCATTTTTTATATTATACTATTATAACTAAATATTTTTAAATAATTTTATAAAGATTTATTATGAAGCAACATACCGAAGATTATAAACTAACTGCGGTTAAATATTATTTAGACCATAATGAAGATATGCGTGATACTTGTGATATATTCAAATGTAATTTTCAATCATTAGCAAGATGGGTTAAAACATATAAACAAAAAGGAAACCTAAACAGAAAAACTCGTAAAAATCATAACCTAAAAATAACTCCTGAAATTGAAAAATTTGTAAAAGATTATGTTAGAAAATATAATACTACTACTTTATGGGAATTATCTAAATTAGTTGATGAAAAATTTAAGGTTCGTTTGAATGATAAAAGTATTTATAATATTTTACATAAACATAAAATCACAAGAAAAAGATTGAGAAGTAAATATTATCCTGAAAAGAAAGAAGGTCAAGAAAAGGAAGATTTGGAAGATTTTTATAAAAAGTTAAAAGAATTTGATTACAAAAGAACAATTTGTTTGGATGAAACTTCTATCTATTTGAATATGACTTTTACTTATGGAAGAAGTAAAAGTGGAACCAGAGTAATAAAAAAGACAAATAAATATCCTTACAAAAGATATAATTTGTTATGTGCTATAAGTGCCGATAAAGTGGTTGGTTGGAAATTATATCCTGAAAGAAAAGGTGGTGTAAAAACAACAGATATATTAGAATTTTATGATGAATTCATACATACAAAATATAAGAATTATTTGGTAATAATGGATAATGCTGTAATACATAAATCAAAAATAATAAGAGAAACAATAGAAAATGATAATAATCATTTAATTTATTCAGTTCCTTATCACCCTGAAACCAATTCAATAGAAGAATTTTTTAGTCAGTTAAAACATTACATTAAAAAAGAAAGTCCAAATACTTATGAAGATATTTATAATGTAATTTCAAATATTTTAGATAAGAAAATTACAAAGGAACATTTAACAAATTACTTGAAACATAGTTATAAGATATACAAATCATAACTGCGTTTTGTCTCATTTTTCTTTCCGGTCGGTGTAACATCATAATAAGTTGTTTATCAGTTGGTTCTTCTATTTTTTTTTCAGGTACCATACATTTTTTTTTATGTCTCCATAATCCGTTTCTAGATGAATATTCCTTACAACAATTTTGACAAGTATATTTTTCCTCATTTTGCTCATTTTTGCTCATTAATGTGTCACCGTTGTAACCTTTTGTCACCTGAACGTGTTTGCTAGACAATAAATGTCTGTCTAAATTAAATTTTTTAGAGCATTTATAGTCACAAAAAGTACAACAAAACAATATGTGCTCGTTATTGCTCGTTTTGCTCGCTGATTTGTCACCTAAAGTTGCCATTTGTCTCCATTGAGAAAAAATCTTTAAGTTTTTTTTTTAAAAATTACAATCACAATTTTTTTATATTTGGTTTAATTTGTGACGATAAATTTCAATTATCTAGACAAAAAAAATCGGTCAGTCAGGACTTTTTTGGCATCCCAATTTTGGACATTTATTTTTGTCCATTTTTGAAAAGTCAAAATACTTTTCATTTTTCAAAAACATATCAAATCCCTTCATATGTAGGGACCATTTTTTGGCATAAAAACCGACCATTTAAAGAAATTCCCTTCATAATGTAGTGTGTCGGTCTTTAAGTCCTTTTTTAAAATAATATATTTTTAAATAATATATTTTTAAAATTGAGACAAATTTTTAGAATATATCAAAAATAAATTACTAATAAACAAACAACTTAAACTCTTAATAGATTAATACATAATGAGATTTCTAGTATTTGATACTGAAACAACTGGTTTACCCAAAAGTAAATTTATTAGTCCAACTACACTACATCAATGGCCTCATATCGTGCAGTTTAGTTATATAATTTATGACACTTCATTAAACGATATTATTCAGACAAAAGATTATGTAGTCAAACTTCAAGAAGGCATTCTAATACCTGAAGATTCTTCTAAAATTCATGGTATTACAAACGAAATATCACAAAAAAATGGTATCCCTATAAATGATATCTTAAGCGAATTCTTTTATTTCTTAAGAGGTGTGGATATATTAATCGGCCATAATGTCGAATTTGATATTAATATGATAAAGGTTGAATTATTACGAATTATCAATAACAGCGATTTAACACCAGAACAAATAAAATTCTACAAATATGAATTACATTTCTTGACTAATTTCAAAAATATTTCTTGTACTTTAAAGGATTCGATTCAATTTTGTAATATCCAATTAACTGATAAGAATGGGAATTCTTATTTGAAATATCCAAAATTAATTGAACTTCATGAAAAATTGTTTAATAAATCACCTACCAACTTACATAACTCATTTAATGATATATTAGTTACATTAAGATGTTTCATGAAATTAAAACACAATATTGACCTAATTGATAATTGTAATTCTTTTAAAAAATATTCTAATCTAATTGGACTAGCTTAAACATTTTGTCTGAAAGCATTCAACTAGCGTAATAAATATGTAATTATTAGTTATATATTTATTCAAAATATTTATATATTTTATGCCGAACACATCTCACAAATTTCATCTTTTTCTTCTTCTACAACCTTTTGTTCTGGTTCAATAGTAAATTGCTGTGCTTGATGTTTTGCTTTTCTTCTCAAATAATAAATTCCTGTTTTAAGTCCTTTTTTCCATGAATAAAAATGCATGGAAGTTAACGTATTGTAGGTAGGGTCTTCCACCCATAAATTCAAACTTTGACTTTGACAAATAAACGCACCTCTATCTGCCGCCATATCAATCACATGTTTCATTGGAATTTCCCATACGATTTTATATTTATTTCTAATATGTTCTGGTAACATTGTTAATTGTTGAATAGAACCTTTGTTCGCAATAATATTATTCTTTATCTGTTCGTTCCAATATCCCAAATCAATAAGCTCTTTCATTAAATATTTATTTACCACGACAAATTCACCTGCTAAAGTACGGCGACTATATAAATTACTAGTAAATGGCTCAAAACATTCGTTGAAACCAAGAATCTGTGATGTAGATGCTGTTGGCATGGGAGCGATTAACAAAGAATTTCTTAAACCATGTTTTTTTATTGATTCTTTCAGGGAATCCCAATCATATCTATCAGATGGAGTTGTAGACCACATGTCAAATTGAAGAATACCTTCAGCAGTGGGTGAACCGTTAAATGAGCTGTATGCGCCCGCATATTTTAGATCCCCTATTTGGGATTTATCTTTGCTTAATACTTGTTCCGCTTCATATTCGTTTAGTTCATTTAATACATCATATCTTGTATGACACGAATCTTTAATATATTTCTCTCTAGATATTGCGATATCATTGCTTTTCTCTAAAGCCGCATGATAAATGGTTTCAAAAATGTGTTTATTAACTTCTTTTGCTTCTTCTGAATGAAATGGAATATCCATAAGGACAAATGTATCAGCTAATCCTTGGACGCCAATGCCAATAGGTCTATGTTTCATATTACTTCTTTTAGTTTTTTCAGTTGGATAATAATTTACATCAATGACTCTATTCAAATTATTTGTTATTACTTTTGTTACTGAATGAAGCTTGTCATAATCAAATTTTCTTGTAACTGGATCGACAAATGTTGGAAGACCAATGGAAGCTAAATTACATACAGCCGTCTCTTTATCGTCTGAGTACTGAATAACTTCGGAACATAAATTAGACGATTTAAGGGTTCCGATATTTTTCTGATTAGACTTGAAATTTGCTGCATCTTTATATAATAAATATGGTGTGCCTGTTTCCATTTGAGCGTCTAGAATCTTAAACCATAAATCTCTTGCGTTTACAGACTTTCGTACTTTTCCTTCTAATTCATATTTTTCATATAGTTCAACAAATTTTTCACCATAAACATCACTTAATCCGGGACATTCATGCGGACACATCAGCGACCATTTTAAATTATTCTTTACTCTCTCCATAAATAAATCAGAAATCCATAAGGCATAAAATAAATCTCGTGCTTTCAATTCTTCATCGCCGTGATTCTTTCTCAATTCCAAAAAATCTTCAACATCCGCATGCCAAGGCTCCAAATAAATAGCAAATGAACCATTACGCTTATTTCCACCTTGATCAACGTACCGAGCTGTATTATTGAATACTCGTAACATCGGAACCAAACCATTAGAAGTTCCATTTGTACCTAAAATATGTGATCCTTTCGCACGAATATTATGAATGTGTAGCCCAATACCACCAGCCCATTTAGAAATATGTGCGCAGTCTTTTAGTGTACTAAAAATACCGTCAATGCTATCATCTTCCATCGCAATTAAATAACAAGAACTCATTTGTGGTCTGGGTGTTCCGGCATTAAATAATGTTGGTGTAGCATGTGTAAAATATTTTTGCGACATTAAATCATATGTCTCTTTAACAAGAGTTAGCGCATTTGAATTATCATTATATCCATGTATACCAATAGCAACACGCATCCACATATGTTGTGGTCTCTCAATGGTCTTATTACCTAATTTAAATAAATACGCACGCTCAAGTGTTTTGAATCCAAAATAATCAATCATATAATCTCTTTCGTGTACTATCATATTATTTAATTCTTCTTCATTTTTTCGTGTAAATTCCCATAGTGAATTTGAAACCAATGGTCTATTTACACCATGAATGTCTTTAAATTCATATAATTCCTTCATTACATTTGAAAACATTGGGTTCGTATTTTTTTGATGATTTGATACAACAATTCTTCCCGCTAGAGCTGCGTAGTCTGGATGGTTTGTCGACATTACCGCACATTGTTCGGCTGCTAATTCGTCTATTTTTGATGTAGGAATTTTATCAAATAACTGATCGATGACTTTCATAACGAGTGATTGATAATTTATATAGATTCCTGCTTCCTCCCCTAATTTTCGAATTCTATTTAAAATCTTATCAAACGATAGATATTCAAGATCTCCATTTCGTTTAATTACCCGCATCTCAGTTGTATCATCCATTCTATAATATATTTTAATGAGATATTTTTAAACCGCTTTTTTAATAATTAAAAATTCGCAAAATAAAATTATAAAATGTTTAGAGCAAAATTATTACAAGTCGGAACTATACTCGAAAATGTAATTCAAGGAAAATGAATATATAAATTTTTTTAAATATAAATTGTATATAAATTGTATATAAATTATATATATAAATTATATATATGAATCAAATAGTTTTTTTACTTTTATTAATTATATTATCTCTTGGATTACCATTGATATTTAATTTTACAAATCTTTTTGAAGGATATTCCAATTATTCTTTAGACCAAGCCATTGGCAAATTTCCAGACGCTCAGACTGAAGTATTAGTTCAAGATACTTATCCACCAATCGGTAAAAATCAGATATCTAATGATAACGCAAGTGATATTTGGTGGCACTATCCAGTGTTTCAATTAGGCTCTTACGACCAGATAACAAACAATATAAGATACCCAAATAACCCGGATGTTGGTAGATGTACTCCAGCTTCAATGTGCGGTGCGTTATATCATGACAATAAAACAGGTGACAATTATGTGAAACCATTACCGCCAGTTGATCCCTATAGCGGAACTCGTGTTGGTTATTTCACTACAGATCAACGCCTTGATGATAATTTACCATTTAGAACGGACATGGCTAATATTCTTTACTAATTTATAAGTAATGATTCAATGATTCAATGATTCAATAATTACTTATAAATGACTATAAGATATATTCTAATCCGTTTTTATTACTTTTAGAAAGCATGTTTCTTCATTTACAACAGGTTTAATATATTGTTCTTTTTTTGCTCTCTTAATAGGTGCTCTATGCTCGTAACCAGACACTCTTTCCTTTTCAATAATCTTCCAAACTTTTTCCAACTGTGAAACATTATTTTTAAACCATTCTTTATTTCTTGACACCAGAACACAGCTTTGCTTCTCAAGTTTCCAATAAATAAACTTCAGAAATGTATAATTGTACGGTTCACATTCATATTTTTGAACAATATCGTTTTCCCAATTGGATACATCATCTGGCGTCCATAAATTCAGTGGCATATATTCATAATGAGGTGTTCCTTTACTAGTGTGAAAATGGACGATAATACCTTTATAGCTACCATCTTTAGAAGTAACATAGCTATTAAATTCTTCTCCATTAAATAAAGATATAGCTGAATCATTTCGGTAACTTTGGTAGTCTGAATACTCGGTGAATTTAGTCTCCAAAAAATCGCACTCGTCCAGGTCACACACTTCCATTTGTAATTGCATTTGAACCCAATATTCTTTTTTTGGAATACCATTTATTTCTCTATTCACAATATTTTTAATTTCAAGCATACGACCAAATCGTCCTGTTTCTGATTTCACGATAATTCCGTCAGGAGACGCGCCAATAAATTTATAAATTGGATGCTGAATACATCCGAAATCTTCTACTTTTGAATTATAAGTATACTCATATAACATAACCGATAAAGGCTCATACTTTTGTCCCCAGTGTAAAGTTGTATTTGTATTTATCATTTTAACGTCTTCAATTGGTTCCAATGTACCATCTTTTAGGGGTTGACATTTCTCATAAATTAACTGATTAATTGTATTTTGACTCTCAAAAGCTTTCCATGCGTTACTTGCTGTAATTAAATTCCATCTAAATTGATACCACTCTGGTGTTCTTTGAACTGGTTGTGGAATTTCCCTCAACTGTTGAATTTTCTTCTCAATATTATTTGTTTCATTATCGTCGAGCTGAGACAATTCATCATCATTATCATCTTCATCAGTATTCTTAAGCGATCTCTCTGGATGAAAAGTAGTGATATAAATATTAAACGCATCTTCAAGCAAGTCATTCATATCATCTTCAATATATTCGCTATCTAGAATATGGTCTTCCATTTGAACGTAAAACATTTCTTTAATTTCTTCTAATAGAATCTCGTGGAAATTTGGCTCGGAAATTGCGGTAGGGTTTTCATTCATGAATTCTTCCATAAGATGTAAAGCTGTTTCAACAAGTTCAATCGCATGATCCTCTGTAAATATAGACGGTTCATCTTCAAATATTAATGTATCCGTTATATCTTCTAGCGGGGATAAATCTAAAATATATGTTGTCATACTATATATCTTATAAACATGTTTTTAATATATTATAAAAATATTGTAAATAATTATTTGACAAATTTATAACATATTTTACGGGAGGGATAAAATACAAATTTATATAGTTAATTTTCATCATCTTCTTCTGAATCAGAATCATTTGTTGTAACTAAATCTTTTTTTCTAATAGTACCTTGAGCTGTTTTTTTAGGTGCTAAAGATTTAAGTGTTGACACTCTCTTGTCAAGGTTTTTTAAGGTAAAATGTTTATTCGTTTTCATATAATGTAATGCTGGTATTTCTTTAATTCTGCCATTTTCTTTATCATAAATTACATCTTTCACTCGCTGCAATTTTTTACGGTCAATACAATCTTTTAAAAATGTAATCAATAGTTCGCCTTCATCATCAGATAGATTATTATTTTCTTTATATATTGATACATATTCTTGTAATTTTTTCATTTTAATTGTTTTATTAAGCTTACACCATGGTTCATTTATATTATTGTTTTTGTCATTTTCAAGAAATTTATCCAAATTTGTCATATCGTTGGAAGATTTTGTTTCTGGTAACTGAACACCATTTAGAAGCATAGTCTTGTATTTAATATTCTTGAGTTCTTGACACTCATTGCTAGGAACTGATTCTTCCATTTTGGTATATTATAATATGTTGGGTTAATTTTAACTCACTTTCGTAAAATATATATTTATAAATGTATATTTATATCAATTTCGATAAATATTCATTTTATTATTATAATCATTTTATATATGGAAACTAAAAGTATTCTATTTACACCATCCGTAAGAAAACAATTAATAGAAGATAATAAAAAAAATAAAGAAAGAAAAAGAGTTATTTCAGAAAATTGGACATTTACGACAGAAGATTATGCTTATAAAAATCAGCTGGAAACTGTTAAAAATATAAAATCAAATGCTTATAATTATGTGGATTACCAATCAAAAATAGCTTTACAGCAAATTAATAAAAAAATTTACGGTTATAAACAACAGGATATTATTAAAAAACTTTTGGACGACAATAAATTTATTGATATTAAATCAGTGATTGATAAAATGTTTGATTGTGAATTGAAATGTTATTATTGTCAATGCGAAATGAATGTTTTATATGATATTTCGAGAGAAATGAAACAATGGACTGTGGACAGAATAGATAATGATTTAGGTCATAATGTAGATAATTTTTATATCGCATGTTTAGAATGTAACTTGAAACGAAGGCGTAGAAGTGATGATAAATTTTTTTTTACAAAACAAATGAAATTAATTAAAGTGGCCGAAGATAATAGCTCGTTAGTCTAATAATAATAAATAATTATATAATATTATTAGACATGGATTGTAAAAAATGTTTGGAAGAGAATGAATTATTAAAAACGAGTAAAGGCCAAGAATATAATTATATAGGAAAAGAAGATAATTGTAAACGCCATAATATAAATTATTATGAATTAGATAAAAGTACCTTAAAATGGACGGATGGTATGCCCTATGAGAGGTCTCGAAGAATGAAACATCAAATACAAATGGAAAATGAAGAATTTAGTAAAAACATAGAAACTTCGGCATATTCATCTGCTTTACATCACGATGAAAATACCTGGGATATTTTAAACCAATCTCTTTCCGGCAGCGGATTTAAAGTATCTAATAAGAGAGAAGAATTGGGCGATAAACTGGCTAATAGGGAAATGGTACAACAAATTGGGTTTAATCCGTTTTTAGGTCAGTCCAATTATGTAGCCGACATTTCTGTAAGAGATCAGTTTTTAAAACCCGTCAACACAACTCAAGGGAATAAATCTATTTAAATAACAAATCTATTTAAGCCAATGATTTTACGCACATACTGTAAAGTAATCTATTCATAAAATAGGCAATGAAAATGTTAAATAATATAAGTATACCAGCAGATACCATTCTAAAATTCAATTTATTGTAATTGTTAATTACAAATAGAACTTCACTGATGAAGACAGAAACAAGACCAATGAAAAAAATTATTGTAATAATCAAAAAGTATAAACATCCACTACTATCTAAAGGTCCAAAATAATTCGACATAAAATCAGACATTATATTATATATAAATTATATATAAAATTTTTGTCAATTAAAAAATAATATTAGTTTTAAACTACTTAAAAATTTAAAAAGTATCTTAATTAATGAACTCGGCTAATAATTATACTACGCAAAATGAATTATTGCTAAATAATTTATTGGAATTTTATAATCAAAATGACAACTTAACTAAAATGCTAAAGATTATTACAGGTGAATCTAAAATATCTCTCAGAATTGTGGATTGGTTTGCTACTAATTATGCTAAGAAAAATTATACATTGTATGATATGGTCAATTCTTTCGGCGAAAATATTCGTTTCAAAGTTTATTTCGATTATAAGCTCAGACTCAAAGCATACAGCAAAAAAAGATTCGATCCATTTTGCCGCTGGGAAAGGATAAGCATTCCGTACAAGAACGGTACATGTATTGAAACTACCATCGGACAATTGAACTTTTTCAAATGGGCGCTTGAAAATAAGGTCATAGATTATATCGATCAAAATTATGATGTGATTGAAAAGGATATGAATAGTCGTAATAGTACTTCAAAGAGGAAGGAAGGTTTGACCGATAACGCGAAGACACGAAAGAAACGCGAAGAGCTGTCAATTTCCGCTACAAAAAGCATTAAGAAAGAAGAGGTTGAGATTGTTGTCAAGTTTCATTAAATGATCGCTTCCGCTTTATAAAAACGAAAACGATTGCTTTTGCTTTCGAAAACAAAAACAATTATGTAAATAATGACTTAAAGACATAATTCATTATTTATATATAATGGAAATGGAAACTATAAATATAGTTGAACTTATTGAAAACAACCCGATAACCAAGTTATCAAATGATTATAATGTGAAATTATTGGCAAAAATTAAGGAAAATTTTACGGATTTCGAACAACAATTATTTTTATCAAGTTTTTATTGTTATCTTAATTATGACCCTAAAAAAGATTTTGTCATTGATTTAGATAAAATATGGAAGTGGATCGGTTTTAGTCAAAAAATAAGAGGAAAAGAGTTATTAGAGAAAAACTTTGTTATTGATAAAGATTACAAAGTTTTGCTTTCTGCGCAAGGAGAGCAAAAATTGGATCCACAAGTTGGTGGAGCAAAAAAAGAAAATAGAGGAGGTCATAATAAAGAAGCAATTATGTTAAATATTTATACATTTAAAAAATTTTGTTTGAAAGCAGGAACAAAAAAAGCCGATGAAATCCATGAATATTATTTAAAAATGGAAGAATTAATTCAAGAAACGATAAACGAAGAGAATAATCAATTAAAATTACAATTGGAAAATAAAAGTAACCAATTAGAAAATAAAACAAAAGAATTAGAAAATATTGTAAGTATATCAGAAAAAGAAAAAGAAGAATTAAAAGAAAACACATTATTAGAACAATTTCCGCTCAATACTCAATGTATTTATATCGGGTTAATTGACAATAAAACACTTGGTAAACCTAACAGCAAAATGTATAAAGAAACCGTAATTAAATTCGGCCAAAGTAATAACTTAAATGAAAGAGTGAAAACACATAAAAAAACATATGAAAATTTTAGATTATATAATGCATTTAAAGTGAAAAATAAGATTGAAATTGAGAATTGTATTAAAAAACACGCAACATTGAAAAATCGTTTACGAATTGTAACTATCGATGATATAGCACATAGAGAATTAATTGCTCTTGACGACGAAGAATTTACGCTTGATAAAGTAGAGGAATTAATAAAAGAAATTATTAAGGAAAACGAATATAATATTGAAAATTACAATTTACTTTTGAAAAAGAATGACGAATTACAAAACGAAATTTATAAATTAAAAGATGAAATAAAAGAACAAAATAAGTTATTGGAAAATAACAATAAAAAAATCCAAAAATTAGAGCACGATGTTACCGATGAAATCAAATCTAAAATAGCAAGTAATTACGCAATATGTAAATATGGATATTTTATATACGCATATCAGTATGAAAATATGAGATTTGTATGTTCTATTACAAGGCAAAAAGATTATGACACAATCCTGAAAAATCTTAAAGATTTATATCCTTCCGGTGAGATGATATGTCAATTAAAATGTTCTTATCCATTAACTGAAAAAAATATGATGTTTATTTTAAAACAAAATTGTGTTTCACTCGGCCAAAATAAATTTGAGACTTCATCAGAAAATATAAAAAAAATATTAGATGTTTCTGTTAAATTAGAAGAGCTGTTAATCGAACAATCTAAAGACATTGATACATTATTTGATTTTTTATCAAATAATAAAATTAATTCAATCGACAATACATGTGACCCAGAAGTTCCTGTTGTAAGAAAAGCAAAACGCTCCATTGATAAAATAAATAAAGATACAGGTGAAGTTATCGCAACATATGAAAGTATAGAAGCTGCTGGAAGATCGTGTGGACTTACCACAGGAACGGCAATCGGGACAGCTTTGAGAGAGGCGCGATTATGTAAAGGGTTTTTATGGCGTTATTCCGGTGTATCAAAAGAAGAGCAATTTGCCGACCAACCTGTTATAAAAATTTGTTGTAAAAACGGAGAGAAATGTTTCTTCAAAAATATAGCGGATGCTGCGAAAGATGCAAATGTATCCGCGCCCGCTTTAAGACGAAGAATATTAACAGATGTCCATGTAAATAATAATCACTGGGTCTTTGATAAAACGGCTTCTCATTATAATTGAATTTACAATTTTTATTTTCTATCCAATATAAAAATAAAAATACTTTTTCTATATCGTTAAATTATTACATATTAAGAATGGTTTAAAAATATGTAATAAAATATATTATATTAATTAATGGGAAATTCACAAACATCATCAATAAAAATAAATTATGAAGACGTCCAGTTTATAATTAACAATCCAGAAGGACATTTATTGATAAATACTCTCTCCAATTCGGAGCAAAATTGTTTAATAGTAAAAACAATCAATATAAATAATGAAGAAAATATCATAAATAACTGTATTAAAAAGGGTGCAAAAGATATAAAAATAATAATATACGGTAAAAACAGTAATGATGAAAAATTATATAATAAATATAACCAGCTTACTTCTCTCGGTTTCCATAATGTATATATTTATCCAGGAGGATTATTTGAATGGTTAATGCTTCAAGATATTTATGGAGAGAAAGAATTTCCCACAACAAAAAAAGAATTAGACATTTTAAAATACAAACCAAATAAGGTGTTAAATGTACCACTTCTCGAATACTAGTAGGGTCGCCAAATATGGCTGGACAAATTATATATTTAAATTGGCTACTTAAAGACGGAGATACTACATTATGTAGGGGATTTCTTTAAATTGTTGATTTTTCAGCCAATTTTTGTTCCCTACATATGAAGGGAAAATGTGAGTTTTCGAAAAATGAAAAGTATTTTGAAAAATCAAAAATGGACAAAAATAAATGTCCAAAAATGGGTTGCCAAAAAACTCCTTACTGACCGAAAAATTCAAATTTGAATTTAGATCTTTATGGTCTTAATTGTGATTATAAGAAAATAATTTCAAATTGTATTTTTTTTGAAAAAAAACTTAAAACTAATTTTCTGTTGCTAATATATGACAACGGGCGACAACGGTTTTTTAGCAAAAACTAGCACAACATTTTATTGCGAACATTGTAATTATACTACCGAGCGAAAATATAATTTTAACTTACATTTACAAAGCATTCGGCACAAAAACAACGAATTTGACAACGAAAACAACGGTTTTTTAGTAAAAACTAGCAAATATGATTGTAAAAATTGTAATAAAACATTTAATGATAGGACTGGACTATGGAGACATAAAAAAAAGTGCGCACTTGAAGAACCAAAACTTACCGAACACCATAATATCGAGGAAGAGAATGAAAAAGTTTCAAAAATAAGCAATAATGATCCAACTGATAAAGAACTTATTATGCTTTTAATAAAAGAAAATGCCGAACTTAAAAGTATGATTATGAAGGTGATAGAAAATGGAACTCATAATACAACAAATAATATAACAACAACAAATTCTCATAACAAAGCATTTAATCTAAATTTCTTCTTAAATGAGACCTGTAAGAATGCTATGAATATTACAGAGTTTGTAGATTCCATAAAATTACAGCTAAGTGATTTGATGGAAGTTGGAGAGATTGGATATGTAGAAGGAATTTCAAAAATAATTGTGAAAAACTTGAATAACTTAGATGAAACGGTTAGACCTATTCATTGTACGGATAAGAAAAGAGAAACAATGTATGTAAAAGATGAAGGTCAATGGTCTAAAGAAGATGATAATAAAACCAAGCTTAAAAGAGCAATCAATAAAGTAGTTGATAAAAATATAAGGTTATTACCACAATTTCGTGTGAAATATCCTGAATATAAAAATTCTTCCTCGAAAATATCAGACGTCCATGATAAGCTTGTCATAGAAGTCATGGAAACAGACGATGATAAGAAAGAAAAAATAATAAAGAATATATCAAAGGCTACTTGTATTAGTAAAAATGAATAATTGTATAGTACTAGTACTTTAATTATCTGACACTTCATTTAACAAATAATTCTCAATAGCTATATTCGATAATTCATCTGCTCGTTTATTTTTATCTCTTAGAACATGACAATATTCGATCTTATCAAAAGATTTCTCTAATTCTTTTGCTTTCTCATATAATAGAATTAAATTGTCTGCGCGACATTTATATATCCCTTTCATTTGATTAATGACAAGCAAACTATCTCCTTCCACTTTTAAATATTTAATATTCAATTCTTTAGCCTGCTCTAATCCTAATATTAGACCGATATATTCAGCACGATTATTTGTAAAATTCTCTCCTACAAAGGAGCTGTCCGACCAAATTTCTTTACCAAAATGATATATTACCGCTCCTGCTCCACATAATCCTGGATTTCCTTTACTACAACCATCAAAGTTCATTTTATAATCATATTCTGGGTGTATTTTTAACATTTTGTTTGACTCATGAGATTTTTGAAAATATGTGGTAATTGTTGGCAGCATGTTTCCTTCTTTCATATAATATTTAAATAATATCTTATACTAGTTTTCAATTTTATATTTAAAATTTACTTAAATATATTTATATTAAGTAAGTATAAAGAATGATACAATTCTTATTATTTTTATCATTGTTTGCAACAATGGCGTTTGCTGATACTGAATGTCCTATTGTTTCATCACTAGGAGATAGACGAACACGAAGTGACAAAAACAAACTCAGATTGGTCCAATATAATGTTGAATGGTTATTTATAGATTATTATAGTCCTATGGATTGTCCTGGAAATGGCTGCACATGGGTCAACCAAAGTGAAGCCGAAACTCATATGGATTATGTTGCGAATGTTGTGAAGTATTTAGATCCTGATATAATTAATTTCTGTGAAGTCGAAGGATGTGATGAGCTTAATATTTTAAAAGGCAAATTAGACGACTCATATATTCCCTACTTAAAAAAAGGCACGGATACTAGCACAGGGCAGAATGTAGGTATGTTAACACGCATAGATCCTGTTGTAAATTTATATAGAACTGAATTAAAATATAACTATCCGTTACCAGGTTCCAAATGTGGGTATACTGGATCGGTTGGTTCATCCGGTGTAAGTAAACATTACATTACAGAATTTAAATTTAACGAATATAATATTGCGTTCATAGCAGCACATTTATTGGCTATACCAACTGATCCTACAAGATGTGCTGAGAGAGAAGCACAAGCATCCGTTTTACAAAATGTTATTTTTGGCTATGTAAATAAAGGTTATCAAGTGATTATGATTGGTGATTTTAATGATTATGATGCCGAAGTGTTAGACTTAAATAGCAATAAACCAACATCAAGAGTATTAGATATATTAAAAGGATATCAAGGCGATTTAAGTGGGCTTTATGAGTTACACAATTTGGCAGAAGAGCTCGAGCAGAATCAAAGATATAGTGATTGGTGGGATTCCGATAGTAATTGTAACACATCATCTCAAAAAGATTTGTCAATGATCGATCATGTTTTAGTTACTGATGCTTTAAGAAAAAAAGTCGAAAATGTTTTTATTTATCACGGATACGATGAATATTGTGGTAAATACAATTCAGACCATTATCCAGTTGTTATTGATTTTATAGTATAAATATTATAAAAATGATTAATAATATAATGATAATTTGTATAACTATTATTATATTTGTTGTAGTAATGGTTATAACTTTTTAACTATTTTTTTGTAGAAAGAAAAGTATTTATAAAAATAATAAAATATTAAATATATCATGAAAATGACTAATAATATAAATAAACTATTAAATATTATACTATAGCATAAGTATAATTTAATAAATTCTTTTATATAACTATTAAACCATGACATATTATGTTCATGTCTTATGTATGTATTATCAGTAATTTCACAAAAATCTGATGAACATGGTTCAAGGTATTCATTATCAAGAATCAATATTTTTGATTTATTTTTCTTGTGATTTTTATTAATATATAGTTGTATATAGTTATCAAAAAAAATAGGTCCTGTTGTATTTGAAATACAAGTCATTTTGACATCTAAAATAGAACATTTATATGATACATTATCAATTAAATAACTTAATATATCAACTTTTGGTTTAGCAATATAAATTCCATTATTTAAACATTTACCCATTTTTCTGCATGTAAGAATATTACCAATAAAATTATGTTCTTTTATATAAGAAACAATAAAATCATAATCACTATATTTATGAAATAAACTATCTAATTTTTTTATCGTATAAGCATCCATATCAATAAATATTCCACCATAAATATATAGAATAATTAATTTTGCGTAATCAACTTTTTGATGTAAATAATCAAATTTATAATATCTCTTTAACCATTCTTCATTAGTATTTTTTAATAAATAAAGTACACTTATTTCATCCCATAATACATATTCCCAATCAGGATGAAGTATTTGTATTTTATTTTTATTTATTTTCAATTTTTCTGGAATATCGTGTTCACCTTGTATCCAAATTTGATGTATAATTTTTGGTATTGTTGTAGTCATAATATATTATATTATATTATATTTTTCATTTGTATATAAATTTCTCAATGGAGTCAATCCATTCTTTAAGTATATTTTCATTTTTATAAATATCGTTATTTCCATCTAAAACAAGCTGTTCTTTACATACACATTCGTAAGATGACTTATCTAACATATTATCGTGGTAATCGCCGCAAGATTTTAAATAATCAATTGGAATATTTTGTTCCCCATCTCTATGTCTGGTGGCGACTCTTTCATGACATATTTTAGCATCAGTTTTTACATAAATAATTTTATCGATTGGAAATTCCTCCGCAAATGTGTTAAACCAATTTAAATAAATTTGATAATTAATATGTTCGATCTTACCTGTATCATACAACATTTTTGCGAAAACCATTTTATCTGTAAACAAACTTCTTTCAGTGATAATAATGTATTTTTGATAATCTTCTTTCATTAATTTATCTTGTTCAACCTTAATTTCCCGGATTTTATCTTTTAATAATTTTAATCTAGAAATGTATGCCATCATCTGAAATGAAAATGAATATTTATCTTGATCAGCATAAAACTTCTCTAATATCGTGATACCATTTTCATCTTTAATTTTACTCCATTCGTCAACAGGTTCTTTTAAAAATATGATAAATGTGTTTTTATCAAAATGATTTTTAAGATTGGCTAGTAAAGTAGATTTACCAGAACCGATGTTACCTTCAATAGAAACGATTTGAATTAGTTGATTCATTATAAATATTATATATGTATTATATTTATATCTATTTTTTTTTCAATTTTATTAAATAAAAAATTGATTGATTATGAAAAACATATAATAAATGAATATAAAGATAATATAATATTATTAATAAGTAATTAAATCGTAAAATGGATTTGAAACAACGCAAACTTAATAAGTCTGAATGGGAATCTATTGAACGTCCTGTTTCTGAATCAGAACTTGCTATTTTAAATCTGATTACAAAAGGTTATCATGATGTAAATATTAGAATAAATAATAATAATTCTATCTTTACATTTTTAAAGATAGAATTTTCAGAAAAAATGGAAGATTGTATTTATAACCGATATTTGCGTAAGAAAGCGGATGAAGTGGAGAACAGTTTACTAGAAATTGACCCAACATATAAACCAATGAAAATTGACGCAAATATAAAACCTAATTCGAGTGACAGAGTTCGATTAGAACGGTTTGATGAGGAAACCATTAAAAATAATGATATTTATGAACATCTATTATTGAGTTACTTGGAAAAATTACTTGTCAGTAAAAAAACAAATAATAATAAATTATTTCATTATTGCTATTACACACTTTATAAATTTATTAGAAATAATATAATCCGTTTGAATAGACACATTAAAAATTTGACTAATATTATTTTAGATAAATTTGCGGACGAAATAGAAAAATTAACTGTTATTGAAAATGCTGTAGAATTTATTGAAAAGAACGATAGTTTATTGAAGTATAATGATTTAGTTCTTTACGAGCATCAAAAGGAAATATTTGTGACAATCAAAAATCCAAGACCAAAATTGATCTTATATATGGCGCCTACAGGAACTGGTAAGACAATGACACCAATTGCGCTTTCAGAAGAGAAAAAAGTGATTTTCGTTTGTGCTGCGAGACATGTTGGTTTAGCTTTGGCAAGAGCAGCCATTTCTGTTAACAAAAAGATCGCTTTTGCGTTTGGATGTTCTAGTTCGGACGATATCAGATTACATTATTTCGCAGCGAAAGAATTTACGAAGAATAAGCGAACGGGTGGAATTAAAAAAGTCGACAACTCTGTTGGCGATAACGTACAGATAATCATATGTGATATTAGATCTTATTTGCCAGCGATGTATTATATGTTAGCATTCTTTCCAGCGAAAGATATAATTACATATTGGGATGAGCCAACTATCACAATGGATTATGACGAACATGAGTTTCATAAGACAATCAGAAAAAACTGGAAGGAAAATATTATTCCAACAGTTGTTCTATCTTCTGCTACTTTGCCAAAGGAAACTGAACTAACTGAAACAATTCCAGACTTCCTGAATAAATTCCCTGGAGCTGAAATCTGTAATATTGTAAGCCATGATTGTAAAAAATCAATTCCTATTGTTAATAAAGATGGTTATGTAGTATTACCTCATTATCTCAGTAATAACTATGATGAAATTTTGATTACTGCGAATCATTGTAAAAATTACTTGACTTTATTAAGATATTTTGATTTAAAAGAAGTAGTTGAATTTATCACATTTATAAATAGAAATAATTATGCGAATAACAGAATGCATATTGACAGACATTTTGAGGATTTAGATTCAATAAATATGAAAAATATCAAAATTTATTATGTAGAAATGTTGAGAAATATTAATACTGCGAATTGGCCTGTAATTTACGGTTATTTTCAACAAAATCGTATTCCAAGAATTTTGGAAAATACTACTGTTGATACAAAGGGTAACAAAATACAAAAAATTCGCAGTTTAGGTCCTGGTATAAATACAAATTCGTCTAGTTCTTTAGCTGGAGTACCTATTTCAAGATTAGCTTCCGAACAAATTACTAGCGCAAGCTCAAGAATTGCCGAACCAATTCCACAAGGAACATCTGGTGTTTATGTCACAACTAAGGATTCTTATACATTAACGGATGGCCCAACTATATTTATTTCGAATGATATTGAAAAAATTGCGAAATTCTGCGTCCAACAAGCAAATATTCCAAATTCTGTCATGGAGGATTTGATGAAGAAGATTGAATACAATAATATTATAAATACACAGATTGGTGAAATTGAAGAGGAATTGGAAGCTATTAAAGAGGGTATTGATGCTAAGGTAAAAAATTCAGTAAACAGTTTCCATGAAGGACAACGTGTTAGTGGTAGAAATAAGTCAAATAAAGATCCTAAAAAGTTAAGTAAAGATATTCCAGATGAATTACAAAATAAAGGTGCTTTAAATAAGATGACCGAAAAGATGAACGCATTAAGAGCAATGATTAAACGCGCGTGCTTAAATGATACATTTGTTCCGAATAAAAAAAATCATTTGGAAAAATGGGCGGCCGACGCAAATATTTCAAACGCATTTACAAGTTCCATTGACGAACAAGTTGTGTGCGATATTATGGCCCTAAATAAAGTTGATAATTTATGGAAGGTTCTTTTGATGATGGGAATTGGTGTGTTTATAAATCACGAAAATATTGCTTACACTGAAATTATGAAGAAACTTGCGGACGAACAGAAATTGTATATGATTATCGCATCAAGTGATTATATTTATGGAACAAATTATCAATTCTGTCATGGTTTCTTGAGTAAAGATTTGGATTTAACGCAAGAAAAAGTTATCCAAGCAATGGGTCGTATTGGTAGAAATAATATTCAACAAACTTATACAGTTAGATTCAGAGATGACTCACAAATTGCTAAGCTATTTACATCGGAAACAGAAAAGCCTGAAGTTAAAAATATGAATAAGTTATTTAATAGTCGCAAAGTAATTTATGAAAATGGAGAATATGTTGAAGTTCCAGATAATGATGATGACGAAGAATTAGATGAAGGAATTGATGAAGAGTTTGATCCTTATGATGAAAATGAGGAACATGTTGTGGAAAGAGATGAAGTAGATGATGCTTAAATAAAAGAAATATTTTGATAATTTCAATAAAAAATTTATAAATAATTTTTATTTTTTATTGAATGGATAGTTTTGCTCCTATTTCCTTATAATGATAATTATTATATGGAATATTATTTTGTAATGCTTTTGCTAATGTTTTATCACTCATCTTTAGTTCTCTAATACAATCATATTTACAGCCAAATTCTCTAATTAAATTATTATTTATATCATATTGACCTACGCCATTTTTATATAATTTTGGCTCTCCATATTTTTCTTCAAAATTTTGAATTAAATTTGGCTCGCATTTATCATATAGTGTATAGTAATTTCCATTAGTGACCGTACAATTTTTTACTGGATTATCTAAAGCTGACAAGTTTTGATATCCGTTTAACTCGGCCGCTGTTTTTCTGTCGAGATATACATTCAATATTTCTGATTTATCTGCGTTTAATTTGGCGATATATCCTAAATTTTGGACTTTGGTTTGTTTTGTTGGTTGGATTGAGTGAATGATATTTGGATCTAAATTTCTCTCAACTAATAACCAACGAAATCCACAATAAATAGTGTTTTCCTCAACAGCTTTTGATATGCTTGGTCTTTTGAGGTTTTTATCTTCATTCATTGCTTCGGTCACCGATTCATATACTTTTACTAATTGTAATGTTTCTGGGTTAATTTTTTGTAATCTTGGACCCAAATGAGGCATTTGTTGATTAAAGCCGGTTACAACTTTGGTTTCTTGTGAGTTCAGTTTATTTAGAATTTGTTGATTGTTGTTTTTTAGTTGAATTATTTCGTATGATAAATTATTAATTATTTGTTTTAATTCAATCATATCTTGATTATTAATATTATTTGATTGACTATTTGTTTGATTTGAATTTAGTTTTTCTTTTAATAATTTGTTTTCTAATAAGAGTTCATTAATTTTATATTTATAATTATTTATATTATCATTTATTATTTTTAACAATCCTTGATAAGTTAATTCTTTGCCTATTAATATTAACTCTTTTTCTGATTCATGACCTTGTAAATTAAAAACTCTATTTTGATTTATATCCTTATGACCTAATAAAAAGCGTTCAAAGTTTCTAGACTTATCAACTTGAAAACAATTTAATAATAAAATATTTTTATGTTTTACCTTACATTCATTGTAACGTCCTGTTATTCCATCTCTACTTTCACCAAGTTTAATAATATATGTTCCATCGTCATTTGTTTTTACTTTAATAATGTATATAATCGAACCTATGTTAGCATATTCTGTTAATAATAATTTTTCTTTTTCGAGTTCTTTTTCTTTGATTATTTTTAATTCCATTTCTTTATTTTTAATATTTTCAATTTTTTGTAATTGTTGTTTTAATTCATCACATTCTTCTTTTGTTATTTCAAACATAATATTTTCCAATTTAATAAAATAATCGTGCACATCATCTGCTTTTTTTGTCCCAGACTTTAAACAAAATTTTTTAAATGTATTAATATTTAACATAATAATTTCTTTGTTATGGCCCCCTCTATTATCGTCTGATGTTTCTTTTGGTGCGGTGTTCTCCGTAGCAAATGTTTTTTTAAATATTTTATAGTCATTATTAAGTGTAAAATTTCGTTCAATAACTCTTTTTGCATCGTTTTTTCTCGTAAAACCTAACCATTTCCATACATTATCTAGATCAATAACAAAATCATTTTTGGAGTCATACTTCAAATAGCAATAAAAACTGGATAAAAATAATTGTTGTTCGTAATTTGTAAAATGATTTTTAACTTTTTCAACTAATTTGTTTTGGTAATCACCAGAGAATTTGGTGATAGGATTGCTCTCAATAAGATTGACTATATCAACACTCATTTTATAAATTTATTATATAGTTATCTTTATATTGTTTTTTGCTTTAGTAATTAAAAAGCAATGTTAAAATCTTGTAAATTATTATTTTTCTCAACATGTAAATCTGGATTATGATATTTATAAACTTTCTCTCGTAAATCCATGTAATATTTAAATCTATCTTCAGATAATTCAGATGGATATAGTTTACAATTACCAGTGGAAATAGTCTCAGTTAATTTTTTATCTACAGCTGAATTTGGATTAGATTGGATAATAGTATTATATATTCTTATAGTTTTCCATCCTTCCAAAACTCTTTCAAAAATAAAAATAACTTCTTCACCAGTGATAGAACGCTTATTTGTGCGTTTTTTCTCTCTCCTATTTTTTTTCATTTGTATAAATTTTTCTTTGTATTTATTATCCATTTTTATAATTATATAAGAAATATATTTTATATATTTATTTCTGTAAACTCTTTCAATAATTGTGTATAATATTCATATCTTTCCTTTGGTAATTCAGATTCATAAATAACATGTTTTTTATTTGTTAAATTTCTTTTACACCTTTTTACATTTCAAACGCCGATTATTCTTTTGAAAAAATTGTTAGTATTTTGTCTATATGTTTATTATTATCATATACAAACCATTTCTTTTTATCAGGATCCCAAATGCCTCCCATTTTTTTTATTTCATCTTTTTTTATAAAAGGAATTATTAGATATATTTTTGTAGATGTATTATAAGGGCAACTTTCTAAACCAATTGCTATATTTGCTAATTTATCCGCGTTATCATTCCCAAAAGAATGAATGTCTGTATTATGTGTATGTGCTTTTATATGTATAAATTGAATATTTAGTTTATCTTTATACATTTCATATGCGGTTTTAACCAACTCTTTATTTGGTATATCTACATTCCAACCTTTTTTATAGCATTTTTCACCATAAGAAGAAACACACTTTATAGCATATTCAGAATCACTTACAATTGCTATTTTTTTCCCATTTAGAATATCATTTTCTATAATATAATAAGTTTCAATAATAGCACTCACTTCTGCTGTATTATTTGTTTGTTTTCCTTCTATTTTTTTTGATATGTTCCGATTATCATTTATACCAAAAAATACACCTATTCCTGCTAAGGCATTGTCTCTTCCATTATTAGAACAAGCACCATCTGTATAGACATAATAGTCTGGATTAAAAACAACATTTTCATGTGAAACCAGTATATTATGTTTTGGAGTATTATTATTTGTATGATATATTTTTTCATTTACTTTAATAAAATTATCTGCTTCTTCTTTTGTATCAAATTTTTTATATAAAGCATTTTTATATCCTTTTACTGAATTATTGCAATCATTCCAATTTAAAAATATTCCGATACTTCTTCCATTAGCAACAGCATAAAATGTCATTATAGTATATTATAGTTATTATTTTTATATTTATTTCAAATAAACATAAAAATCGGCGTTTGAAATGTAAAATGGTGTAATATTTTTAAACCCTTGAAGATTTAAAATGGGAAATAAATAACTTAAATAAATTATTTAATTAAATATATAATGGATTATCGATTTGGACCAAATAAACCTAAATTTACTGGAAGTGATGAAGAATGGAATAAATTAAAACAAGAAATCGCTTGGTGGAATGAAGAGACATCTAATTATCCTTTTGTCACTGTAATCTGTCCTCATTGTGGAGCAAAAAATATACACAAAGATGATGGATTAGATAGTCATAGAGAGTGTCATTTGATGCGAGATAAGAAAGGTAAAAAAATATATTATGATTGTCCTGGTTATTATATATGTAGATATATCAATACACCAAGATAGTGCCATTTTAAATCTTCAATGGTGTAAATTGTTTTCAATTTTAATTATTATTTTGCAGATATACATCATTATCTAATTCTTCTATAACTTTATTTGCTTGTTGCAATTTTTCTAAAATGGATACATTGTTCGACTTACACCCAATCCATATTTTGTGTAGTTTTGGATGTTTTTCAATTTTGAAATATTGCCGTAATCTTTTTTTTTCTTTGTCTGCATAATCTTCGTAAAAGACAACATATTTCTTCATCATATTTTGTGTTATACCTTCTGGTAAAGGTTTTGCAGATGTTTTTCTTTCTCTTTTAGTTCCTAATTTTATACCTTTTGAATTTTGTTCTTGTTCTTCACGTGTAGCAATTCGTAAATTATCAAAACCATTATTTAAAGGATTTTGGTCGATATGATCAACACTTATATTTTTAGTTCCTTGACCATTACCAAAACATCCTGTAATAATTTGATGAATATATAACGTTTTACAATTTGATATATGTGTTTGTATATAACCATTTGAACATTTATACCATGTAAAATATTGTTTGTTTTTTTGATACTCTAAAATAATATTATAGCTTTTATCACATAATTTACACAGTGTATTTTTTTCACAATACATCAACCAACATTCTTTGTTATTTTCTTTTATTTTCCACATAGGATTTTTCATAACATAGGCATCTTTACCTGTTTCTGAATAATGACCTAATTTATAATCAATAATATCATATTTTGATGCAATTATATTATGATAATTGTGATGAATTTCGATATTTTCTCTTCTTAAATCAAAGATATTATTATTTTTAAAGGTATAATTTATATTTGAACTATCATACTTAAATAAGTGTTCTATATAACTAATTTTTTGATTATGTCGTAAATAATATGGATATGTTTTTTCTTCTGGATGATAATAAATAAATTTTTTGTCAAAATTTATTATTGAAAATAAATCTGTAAAATCTAACAATATATATTTATCATTAAAGCGAATAACACCGCAATTTAATTTACTATCAAAATCATACGAAAGATTATAATTCATATTTTATAATATATAATATGAATTGTCTTTAAATTATTTCTAACTGAAATATTATAATTCAGTTTGTTTAATTGCTGTACGCTAACCCACCCCGAGTAGCGTATAGCGACCTAAATATTTCTATTTAAGCTTGGACTATCCCTTAAGTTATCATTGAAAGTTGCTAGCTTCCTCAAACCCATTCCATTATAGTCTCTGAACCTTCTCCATATGCTTGCATTATCGCACTTAGGAGCTTGGCTGCGGATTTTCCAATCCTTTTCGTTATTACTATGCCCTAGGTCATTACCCCGGGTATTCAAAATGTTTTCACATATTGAAGTAGTAGAAAAGGCTATCAGGTTGTTCCCGCAATTTAGAAATGTTGCCTTCATTTGATTAAATAGTCAAACAAAGACTAGCTGGTTATATGATACATTCTGATATTTTTGAATGTATATTTGCTTTACACAGTTTATCCACATTAGGAAGCAAATATCTAATGTGGCTGCCAACTGTTCGGCACAGGTTTGTTTAATGCCGCTCATAATTCTCAACACGTTATAGTTGGTTGCGTACACGCGTACCTTAGCAGTCTTGGTTCCCTCAACAGTGGCGTTAGACAAGACCAATTGAAGTGTGGCGTTATCAATTCTGGAGAAATTGCACGTACCGCTTGGTTGGTGTTCCTCTGGACGAAGAGCGAAGGAGTAAACGTTAATACCTTCATCAGGGTTGCGTGTGTGAGCTTGGTATGGTTGAACCCAAGAGAAGTAAGTTCCTTCACGCTCAGAGAAGCGATCTTGGCCGTTCAATTGAAGCTTAGCAGTGACGACAGGATTCATACCCCAGCAGTGCATATCCAAAGAGGTTTCAGACAACACGAATGTACCGGCATCAGAAACTCCGGAGTTCTCAAGGCGGTCAGTTCCACCAAGTTGAGCTTCAGTGTAAGGGTCGTTAGGTCCGTTCCAGTATCCAGTGAATGCACCATTGAATAATTGCTCAGCGTTTGGTTGATAATCAAGTGCTCCAGCATCTTGGAACAATCCACGAGCATCGATGTAAGCACGGGAATCAGCAGCAACAGAGGCAGGTCCACCGAAGGCATGGATGGCGTTAGGAAGAGCATCAATGGCATCAGTGTAGTTGAAAGGTTGAGCACCAAGGACCTTGAATAGAAGAGCATCACATGTCAAGGAAGAGCAGTAGTCAACGTTTTGATCAGGTTGTACGACCCAGATAAGCTCCTTAACAGGGTGGTTGAAGTTGAGCTTGATCTTGTTGGAAGAAGAACCAACAGATTCATCACCAGTGAATTGAAGTTGTGTAATCAAGTATTCGTGAGGGTTTTGGGCCATTCTTCTGCGCTCATCAGTATCCAAGAAGACATAGTCAACGTACAAAGAGGCAGCAACCAAAGATTGGTTGTAGGCAATAGTGGCAGGGACTGGGCGTCCAACAGCGTATTGGTTAGCTGAGTTAAAAGGAGGACCTGAACTGCAGTTCAATGTGGTAACAGCCCACAAGCACTCATCAATAGGTCTGATATCAAGGTTAATCTTGACTTCGTGGTATTGAAGAGCAATCAAAGGAAGAGCAAGTCCAGGGTTGCAGCAGAACCAGAATTGAAGAGGAACATACAAAGTGGTTTCTGGAAGAGCGTTTCTTGGGGCACAAACTTGACGAGGAGCCAAGGAGTCACAAGGAGACTCAACATCAGAGAAAGAAGGATCAGTGATGAATGTGAGTTGAGTGGTGTTACCAATCATCTTGAAGTATCCACGTTGTTGTTCGGAGGTCATTGTCAATTGGTTCCAGATGTGCATCCAGTCACCATATTGACGATCAATTCTTTGACCTCCAATTTCGACTT